GGGCGCGCCGGGCTGGCCGTCGACGCCGTCGCGGCCGGGCGCGCCGTCGCGGCCGGGCTCGCCGGCGGTGCCGTCGGTGCCCGCCGCGCCGGGTGTGCCGTCGGTGCCGTCGGTGCCGCGGCACTGCGCCGGCTCGGCCAGGCACGGCGGCGAGCGCCCGTCGACCCCGTCCTCGCCGTCCCGGCCCGCCGGACCGGGACGGCCCTGCTCGCCCTGGGCGCCGGGTTCGCCGCGCTCGCCCGGGACGGGCGGCGGCACGCTCGGGGTGCCGCCCAGCGCGCGCACCTGCTCGGCGAGCTGCTGCGCCGCGATGGCGTTGCGGTCGGCCTGGTCGCCGAGCACCCCGATGGTCACCGCCTGGTAGCCGATCATCACGGCCACGACCAGCAGGCCCACGCCGAGCGCGGCGATACCGACGCGCTGCCACCGGCGCGTGGCCGGATCGCGGGCATCCCGCACCGCCTGGTCGACGACGACATCGAGCCGGTCATCGGTGCTCACCGCGGGCCCTCCTCTCGCCGCTGGTCCTGGTCCTGGTCCTGCTGTAGTGCGCGGATCGCCGCGGTCTCCTCGGGCGTGATCTCGCCGTCGGCCGCCGCGTCGAGCAGCGCGTCGACGACACGCTGCGCGGCGTCGCGCGCCGCAGCGCGCGGCTCCCGGCGCCCGGCCCGCAGGGTGCTGACCACCAGCGCCCACGCGCCCGCCACCGCCGTGATGAGCCCTCCGAACGCCGTGACCAGCGCCGCGATGTCATCCACTCACCCCTCCTGAGGTAGTTGCGCAATAGGTGATGGGTGAGCGACGGAACGTGATTGTTTTGCTCCGCACGGGTGGTTTCCGGCCGCGCAGTGCAACGCAGCCAGTACGGTCCGCCGATAGATCGGTGACGCCCGCACGCGCGCGGGCGCCTTATCTCCCAGGGGTGGTCTCGTGCAGTCGTGGCGCGTTCGTCGCAACGTGTTAATCCCGCTGGTCGCGGTCCTGCTGGTCGTGGTCATCGCCGGTGGCTGGGCCATCGCCAGCCGGCTGACCGGCTCCGCTCAGCCGGGCCAGGAGCAGGGGGCCGAGCTGGTCGTCCAGGTCGACGGCTCCAGCACGACCGCCCCGACGTCGACGTCGACGTCGACGAGCATCACGGCGGCCGACACGACCGGTGCCGTAGTGGCGCCCGTGCCCGCCGATCCGCAGGGCCAGCAACCGGTGCAACAGCAGGGCCAAGGGCAGGCGGGCGTCCAGCAGACCGACGAGCCGCCGGTGATCGAGCCGACGACTACGACTCCGGTGGTGCCGCCCGCTCCGCCCGGCCCGCCGGTGGTCAACCCGCCGACGGAGACGACGGCGATGTGTGCGCTTCCGGACGGAACCCGGGTGCCGTGTGACCAGTGGCGGCCTGGGCAGTAGCCGTCGGCGCCCGCTCCACACCACCGTCAGTCGCCCACCGCTCTCCGACGAGGAGGCCGGTGGGCGGTGGCGTGCGTGGGGTGTTGATTGCCGGTCGGTCGGTGGTGGCTTCGCTGACGGGATGCGACGCGTCGAGGATTTCCACGTCCGCAAGAGATTCGGTCATGACTGCTCCCCTCGTACGACCATCGACGCCCCGACCCGTCCTGTGCCCGCGGTGCGCCGGCACTCCAGCTCCAGCCGGTGCTGTGACATGTGCGAGCCGGGTACGACAAACGTGGCACTGGCGAAGTTCAGCGAGAATGCGACCGGGACAATGCTGCCGACCTGGACACCGTCGAGCATCAGCCGCGCCTCGCCGCTCGTGCCGGGGTTCGTCGTGCAGGTGAGAAGCTGCGCGTGGAGGAACGGCTGCTGCTTGAAGAAGAACCCGGTGTCGGTGACGGTCTCGAACTCGGCCTGATCAGTTGACGGCAGGTTGTCCCACCGCGCGATCCTCGTCTCGATCGGCACGCTGGGACGTGCGATTCCCTGCTGTGACACCGCGTCGTCGCTCATGATGATGTTCGAGTCAGCATCGGTGAGGGCCCAGAACTGCGTGCCGGTGATGGCCGCGTAGGTGTAGAGGATGTCGGCGCCGCCTTCACGTCTAATCCTGATCATCTGCCTGCCGGCACCGTCCGGGCCGATGTAGACGATTTCCACGCCCAAGTCGTCAACCATCCGAAGGAAGGCGTCTTCCAGCAGGCTCAACCCGCCCTTCCTCAGGATTGCCGAGCTGAGTCCGACGTTCTTGCGGAACTCGGCGAACTCTTTGCGCAGTTGGCGATACAGGTCGAATAGATTTGAGGGCTGGTTTACCTGGCCCACGCCCACCCCCTCACGAGACGTCCTCCAGCAGCGGCGCCATGGTGAATTCGACGCGTTCGTCCTCGCTGTCGTCGCCGGGGGTGACGTCCGCGCGGATGATCCGCATTGTGGTCTCGATGCGGTTGGAGTGGAAGTCGTCCTGGATGATCACGCGGCCGTCGTCGCCCAGGCCCCACTCGCCGATGCGCGGCACCCGGTCGCCGCGCACGGTCAGCGTGGGCAGCACCACCGGCAGCCGTGACACGATCTGGTCGGAGTCGGCGTGCGCCTGCAAAGTGGCCGGGGTGGACACGCTGCTGTAGGCGTACTCGGTCTCGGTCAGCGGCCAGCCGTCGCGCAGCTGCTGCGTCACCGCGATGCGAGTGCCGAAGTCCATCCCCTCGCCGACCGCGAACGTCCTGGCGGCGTACCGGGTGCCGTCGCTGGGCCAGGTGTAGGCGGTGACGTTGGCGTCGTACTCCCACACCCACGCGGCGCCCTGCTGGCCCAGCCACGGGTCACCGGTGCGCATCGTGCGGACCGGCCGCCCGGACGAGTCCGGGGAGGTGGACACCCCGAACACGATGTCGGGCCCGTCGAGCACCTGGGTGAGCCGGCGCAGCTCCTCGCCGACGTCGGCCAGCTCGTACCCGGCCCACGTGCGGTCGCGGTCGATGCCCGAGGTGGTGTCGTCGAGCACCAGGCCGAGGTCGCCGCCGGTGTGCGTCTGCGCCAGCTGCACGAGGTAGCGGGCGATGCGGTTCTGGTCCATCCCGGCCGCGCCAACCGCGAGGTTGGCGACCTCGAACTCCACCGCGACCGGGAAGGACAACAGCGGCAACACCTTGCGGTGGTCGAAGTACGACCACCAGTCCGCGCACTGGATGTCCACCATGCCCGTGCTGGAGTCGTACTTGCGGGTCCAGATGATGCCGCCCCACTGCGGGACGCCGTCGCGCCAGGCGTAGACGCTGCGCCGGCAGGGCATCGTCACGTCGTATGGGTCGGGGACCCGCTTGCGTGGGTTGTTCCTGCCGTCCACCTGGAACTGGCCGCCGAGCTGGCCGGCGTCGTTGAGCACCAGGTTGTAGCCAACGCCGGTCAGCGGCAGCTCGCCCAGCATGGCGTTGGTCATGAGGTCGTGCACCGTGTAGGTCCACTGCGCGGTCACGTCACCACCTCGCCGTCTACAGGGGACCGTCGTAGCTGACGTGGATCCACGGGGCGACCGACTCGCCGTCGGTCGTGCTCTCCCGCACCAGGTTGTTCGCCAACGCGGACCACATCCAGACCGACCACTCCTCGGCCCCCGCGAGCACGCGGATCTTGGCGGACATCCCGAGGTTGAGCACCTGACTGGCTGCGGTCTTGCCGCGGTTGCCGGTGCCGGTGCCGGCCGTCTTGGCGGCCCACAGGTACAGGGTCGTCAGGGTGTCCACGCGGATGCTGGCGTCGATCGTGTACCGACCGGCACGAGCGAAGGTGAACGAGCGGTTCGCCGCGCTGTAGCTGATGCCCCGGGGATCGGTCATCTCCGTATCCCACGGGACCCGGGTGTTCGTCGCGGCGGGAACGGGGGTGGGGGTGTTGTTCCGGCGCTGCAGCACCGGCGCCGGGGCCACGTACCGGGTCGCCTGCCATGAGCTGCCGGACCAGCGGTACTCCAGCTGGTCGCTGCTCAGGACCGCGGTCTGCCCGGTGAGCGGGTGGGTGATGGAGCTGAGCGCCGTGGTGGTGACCCCGTTGGGGGCGCGCCACGCGGTGCCGTCGTGCCGCTCTTGCCAGCCGAGGTCGAGGCGGTCGATCGTCATCCCGGGGTACGGGTCGAGGTCGTCGCGCTCGGACTCGCCGCGCACGGGCAGCACGCCGCCGAGCCCCACGGTCCACCCGGGACGCAGGTCGTCGATCATCGCGTCGGTGATCGACGACGCGCCAGCGGGGACGCGGACGCGCGCGAGGAGCACGTAGTCCGGGTAGGCCGACAGGTTGGGGTCGACCGGGCTGCCCGAGGGGGTGCCCGGCACGCGGATCACACCGGACTGGGTGGCCGGGTCGCCGTAGTAGGTGTCGTACTGGCGGTAGAGGATCAGGTCCCGGCGGGCGTTGCTGGGGTCCGCGGGGATGTCCAGGATCGGCAGGGTGAGCTTCGCGGGCTCGGTGACGATGTAGCCGCCCGCGCCGCGCGTCGCGGTCACCAGGCCCTGGAAGCTGTTCACGGTGACGTTGGGGCCGGGGGTGCCGGTCTGCTGCACCCGGCCCGGGTCGCCGGGGCCCGGCCGCAGCCCTTGGCGGGTGTCGACCGCGCTGCTCCCGGGCGTCCACAGGGCGCCGATCGCGACGCGCGCGTCCTCGGCGTCGACCACCCTCGACGAGCCGTTCATCACCGCCCAGGGGTCACGTGCCACGGGGCACACCTCCTTCTGCTGCTAGTGCCATGCGTCCCGCCAGCGGACGACGAGCTGTGCAGCGGCGTCGTAAGCCGCTGCGGTGAACTGGATCTGGGTGGGGACCTCGGGTTCGAGCGGGGTCCACTCGTTGACCAGCAGGTGTTGGCGCACGCTGACGCCCCGGATCTCGACGGTGCGCCAGCCGGGCCGGGTGTCGATGGTCATGGTCTGCCCGGCCAGCACCACGAAGTCGGAGTCGAAGCGCAGCAGCCGGCCGCTGTAGGTGATGGTCGGCCCGGTGCACGGGCCGACCACGTCGAACGTCGGCCAGGTGGGCACGTGGCCGGCGTTGGTGGCGGTGACGACGCCGCCCTGCTGGCCGCCGCCGAAGTCCAGACCGCCACCGCCGAAGTCCAGGCCGCCGCCGGAGAGGTCCAGGCCGCTGGTGCCGGGCGTGGCCAGCGGGACGGGTTCGACGTGCTCCTGGACCGAGTACAACCGCGGGTCGGTCGCGGTCCACTGGATCGCGCCGTTCGCGCGGCCCACCGCGTACTGCCGGCTGGTGGGGATGATCCGGCGGTCGCAGCGGGCCCACGCCAGCAGCGACTGCCCGTCCAGGCGCACGATCAGCGGTTCCTCGACCGGGTCCTCGTCGGGGGCGGTGATCCGGCGCAGCTGGGTCATCGCCGCGCCGAACTCGGCGAGCGAGTCGGCCCGGGATTTCCAGTCGTAGGTGATCACCCGTTCGCCGGAGACCAGCCGCCCGGCGAAGGCGCCGTGGTAGCCGGGCAGCGCGCTGTTGGAGCCGCGCTGCTCCGGCAGGTCGTACCAGCCCTGCAGGTCGGCCCATCCGTACGGCGAGCCGCCGCCCAGGACGGTGCCGCGCCACTGGATCTGGCCGTCCTGGGTGAGCAGGTCGACCAGCTCGTCCACGGCCGCCGGGGTCGTCACGGTCACCCCCTGCCCTTGGAGCGCCAGGCGAGCTCGCCCGCGAGCGCGCCTGGCGTCTGCCCGGGGTGGGCGATGAACGTGCCGATGCTGACCAGCGCGCCGTCGCCCTCGCCGCGTCCGCCCGGGCCCGGCCTGATCGAGCCCTGCGGGCCGCCCGCGTCGGTGCTCATGCCGAGGCCGACGGGCGCGATGTCCGGCGTGGCAGCCACGGCGAGCCGGTCCGCAGCCACGCCGACCGCGCCCACCATGCCGTTGATGCCGCGCACCAGGCCCCTGCCGATCATCCGGCCCGCCCAGTCCATCAGCTTCGACGGGCTCGCAATGCCGAAGAACGACTTCACCGCGTCCCAGGCGCCCCGCACCATTGACATGATCTTGTCCTTGATCGCGGAGCCCATGTTGCCGATGCCCCGCACCATGCCGCTGACCAGGTCTTTTCCAGACTGGAGCAGGAGCGAGCCGAAGTCGCCGAGCGCGGAGAGCACGCGTCCCGGCAGGCTGCCGAGCCAGCTGAGCAGCTCGCCGAGCTTGCCGACCGCCGAGTCGTAGACCCCGCGGAACCACGAGGCGACCCGGCCCGGGAGCTGACCCAGCCAGGCGACCGCGTCGAGCACCCACTGAACCCCGGCCCGCACTCCATCCACAATGGACGACCAAGCGGACTTGACCCAGCCCCATACCTTGTCCCACAACGCTTTAGTGAAGCTGGAGACGGTCTCCCAGTTGGCGATGATCAGCGCCACCAGGGCGACCACGGCGGCGATGATCCAGCCGACGGGGCCCATGGCCAGCACCCAGGCGGCGGCCATCCGGGCGGCCTGGATCAGGGACTGCACACCCATCGTGACCCAACCCGCGACGACACCGGCGGCCGTCACCGCCATCGTGGCGAGCATCGCGGCGCCCTGGGCGACGAAGCCGCCAGCCATGACGGCGAGGCTGGCCAACGTGCGGACCTGCGCCGCCGCCCACGCGCCCGCGGTCGCCGCCGCCGAGGCCACCGAGCGGGCCGCGATCGTCGCCCACGCCGCGACCAGGCGCGCCTGCGCGGCGACCCAGGCCCCGACCAACTTCACGCTGGAGGCGACACCGCTGACGGCCGCAGCCGTCATGCGCGCCACGATCCCGGCCGACGCCCGCGCGGTCGCGGCCTGCGCCGCGGTGGACGCGGTGACGATCCGGACCACGCTCGCGGTGAACGCGCCGACCGCGCCGACGCCCTTGAGCAGGCTGATCGCAGCCCCGCCGATCGCGATGAGCTTGCCGCTGATCGGGCCCAGCACGACGGACCAGGCGAGGGCCTGGACCGCCATCTCCTGCATCGGCGCGGGGATGCTGCCCACGAGGTCGAGCAGCGTGCGCAGCGCGTCCAGCACCGCGGGCAGCAGCTGTCCCGCCCGCTCGGCCACCTGGTTGATCAGGTCGAAGCCCCTGGCGATGGCATCCTGGCCCTGCGCGCTGTTGACCCACGCGGCCATGCGCGCCGTCAGCGACACCACCGTGCCCAGGAAGTTCGAGCCGTCCACGTTGGCTTGGCGCAGCACGCCGCCGATGACCGCGCCGATGTTCCGGCCGATCTGGATCATCTGGCCGATGGTGTCCACGCCGCGCTGGATCGTCGCGCGCATCGTCTCGGCGCCCTCGGCGCTGCCGAGGAACTCCGCGCGCGCCTTGACCGCGCCGGCCACCATCGCCGCCAGCTGCCGCACGAACGGCATCCCGGCGTTGACCACGCCGAGGATCGCGCCGGGCAGCGGGGCGATCGAGCCGCGCAGCTCGCCCAGCACGCCGGCGGTACCGCGCCCGGCCTCCTCCAGCTGCCCGGCGAACATGGGCGTGCCCGCTGCGGCGAGACCTTCGCGGGCGAGCGCGGACAGGCTGCGCGAGGTGGAGTTCAGCCCCACGGCGAGCGCGGGCAGCGTCTGCCGTGTCAGGCCGGAGATCCCCTCGTCCAGCCCCTCGAACAGCCGGTTCTGGACGCTCTCCTGCATCGGCTTCCACTTGGCCTTGAGCCCCGACCAGGCCATGACGAACGCGCGCGCGGACGGCGCCAACTTGGACAGGGCCTCTTCGAGCTTGGCCGCGTCGCCCTCTGCCGCTGCCGTCATGGCGTCGCCGACACCGGCGACACCCGCCCGGACTGTGGCCATGCCCACGCCGATGACGCCGAGCACCGCCGGGATCGCCAGCAGCGCGCCGGTCGCCGGACCCACCGCCGAGACGATCTGCATCGCCTGCATCGCGATCAGCGGCAGCGACGAGCGGCGCCCGACGGCCTCCACCAGGCCGCCGAGCGACTCCATCCCGGCGCGCGCCCGGTCCAGCCCGCGGTCCCACTGCGAGCGGTCGATCCGCAGGTAGCCGACGAGCGTGCCGATCGTGAGCGCCACCGGTCACCCCCTCGTGCTACAGGCGGTTGATCAGCGCGGACACAGCGGCCTGACCGCGGACCTCGCGGGGTTGCTTGGCGGCCCACTGCCGCCAGCGCGAGTTGTCGCTGAGGCCGTTGAGGTAGAACAGGAACTCCCGCTGGCTCAGGCCCGGGATGTCTTTCAGCCCGATGTGGTACTCGCGCCGGAAGTCCGCGACGAGGAGCGCCCAGCCGCGCCGGACGCGCGAGTCGCCGAGGATGCCTTTGCCGCGCGCCGGTCCTTCCGGTTCGGCACCGTCCGAGCTTTTCCCGCCGCGTCCTCCGCCGCGGCCTCGTCCGCCATCTTCTTGGCCTCGGCGAACGTCGTGGGCTTGTTCTGGCCGTTGGCGTAGCCCCAGAGGAACAGGACCTGGAACTGGCGGCCGGTGCAGCCGCGGGCCTTCCACTGCTCCAGCACGTCCTGGCCAAACAGGATGGAGCACAGGTGCTTGACGTCGTCCTCGTCAGTGGACTCGCCCATGCTCTCGACGAGCTGCTCGAAGTTCAGCGGCAGGTCGGTCGGTACAGCGACGTCGACGCCGAAGATCCGCTTGGTCTCGCGCTTCTCCTGGGCGACCGCGTCGCGCCAGAAGGCCGCGAAGTCCTCCTCACCGAACTCCTCGTCCGGCTCGGGGTTGGGGTGGGAGAGCTGCTTGGTCATGGTCAGGACACCGCCATCGTGGTCGACGAGCCGGACCGCTTGATGGTCATGCCCCAGGAGCCCTTGGCGTTGTTGCCACCGCCGCGCTCGCCCGCGCTGAACGAGCAGCGCGGCCACACCTTCCACTGGGTCTGGTTCGGGTGCCGGAACCGCACGCTGCCGAGCGAGGCGGGCCCCTTGCGGGTGGCCATGTCGTCACAGCGGGCCTGCCCGGGGTCCGGCTCGCCGGTCATGTTGTCCAGCGTCTCGAACCCGGACAGCTCGGCGGACACGCCGCGCTGCATCTTCTCGTGCTCGGCGTCGCCCTTGGACTCGTAGACGGTGGTGTCCTCCTCCTCCTCGTCCTCGCCGGGGTCGAAGGTGATCTCGTTCAGGTTCGAGATCCCCAGCCAGGTGGTGCCGTCCTCGGCCCGGACCTGAAAGATCATGTCGCGGGCGTTGACCTTTTCGAGCGCCATTCGCTCCTCCGGGCATGGCGAACACCCGGCGCGCTGCCGGGCGGGGGTTGAACAGGGTCAGGGGGTCAGGTGCGGTTCGGGCCGCCGGCGCGGCGCACCTCGGAGCGGAAGTTCACCGTCCACTCCGGGCGGTGGTGCTCGTCGGGGCCGATGTCGGCCGGGCCGGTCTGCAGGCCCACCAGGTCGACCATCCACGTGCCGTCCGGCAGGTAGCGGGACGGCAGGCCGTGCAGCTCGTCGTAGACGCGCTGCGCCAGGTCCTCGCCGACCGTGTAGTCGCCGTGCGGGCCGCGCACCCGGAACTGCAAACGCAGGTCGTCGTAGCCCAGCCGGGCGTCGGACTCGCCGCCGGCGTAGCGGGCGATGGCGACCGCGAGGTCCGGCCGGTCGGGAAGCCGGCCCAGGAAGATGCTGCCGCCGGCGCTGTCCGGCCGGTACAGGCCCAGCCCGCGCTCCTCGGCCAGCACCGCGTACTGCTCCAGCAGGCTCACGTCAGTGACCGTCGGATCTCGGCCGCGATGAGCGCGTGCACGGTCTCGGCCTCCTCCTCCATCGGCCGTTCCAGGTACTTCGCGGTGCGGCCCTGGTCGTGCTGCCAGGTCAGCTCCTCGTGCTGGCGGGCGGCGTACGGGGTGTCGTAGGAGACGGCGCCGGTCAGCTCGGCGGCGTCCACGCTGGCCACACCGGAGCGCTCCAGCGTGGCCTCCTCCAGCGGCACCACCGCGCGCGAGGCGCCGAGCACGTGTTCGGTGCCCTTGCGCAGCCCGGCCACCGCGCCGGTCTCCATCTCGGCGGTGACCTTCGTGCCGTTCCAGTCGAGGTCCACCTTGTACGTCACGTCAGCCGCACCTCCACGTGGTCGATCTCCTCCGCGGTGCCCGAGTCGTGGTCCTTCACGGCGATGACGAACGCCGTGCGCCCGTTGGTGGTGACGCGGGACTTCGGCGGGGCGGCGGTGCCGGGCCGCGCGTAGAGCGTCGTCTCGGACACCACCAGCTCGCCGAGCTGGTCGCGGACCTGGCGGCGCGCGTCCTCGCGGAAGCACCGCACGGTGGTCGGCGGGCCGTAGAGCGCGCCCCGGCCGCCCTCGCCCTTGTACGGCTCGATCACCGCCTCGTGCACCAGCAGCTCGTCGGGAATCGGCGCCATCAGCACCACCAGCCGGTGGACGGCTGCCCGCCGAGCAGCCCGGCCAGCGACAGGTGCCGCACCGCGCCCGGCGCGAACCGGTCGCTGCCGCCTCCGCCGGCGGACGCGCCCGCGGTCTTGGTCAGCTGGAGGCTGCCGAGCTTGACGTCGCTGTAGCGCGGCGGCGCGCCGCTCGGGCTGCGCCCGGTCTCGGCCCACCACACGACCTGGGCGCACGTCGCGTCCCGCAGCGCCTCGGCCACCGCGGTGGCGGTCGGCAGGCCGCTCTGGTCGACGTCGTACACCGCGAGCAGCAGCAGCTCGTCGACGTGCTCGGACGCGCGCGCCAAGGACCAGGCCGCCGCCGTGCCGGTGGGCACGGTGACGCCGGGCGGCGCGCCGTAGCCGATCAGGTCGGACTCGGTGGCGTAGACCCGGCCCACGGCTACGCGCTCGTCCCGAGCAGCACCACGTCGTAGGTGACCGTGCTGCCCGCGCCGGAGTTGACCAGGTCGAGCAGGTCACCGGTGCCCGCGGTGACCGTGACCCCGGCGCCCGGTGCGACCCACACGAACAGGCCACCGGGCTGCACCGCGCACGCGTCCCCGGCCGCCGCGAACAGCGGCACACCGTTGGGCGCGGGCCGGGTGATGACGACGTTGTTGGTGTTGGCCGCGCTGGCGGCCACGATCACGGCCTTGAGCTTGGCGAACGTCACCGCCGCGCCCAGCAGGTCGGTCAGGCCGCCGCCCGCCAAGTCCAGCGAGTCCGTCGCTGAGGCGGCGACCGTGCGGGTGTCGGCGAACATCCGGTCCACCTGGCTCACGCCGGTGCCGTGCAGCAGCGGCACGGACTTCGAGACCGTCAGCGGCGCTGCGGCGGCGGCCAGGTCGAGCTGGTGGGACAGCTCGGCGAGCACGCCGAGGGTGATGCGCGCGTTCAGCGTCACCGCGGGCTCTCCTTCTGCTCGGCCCGGCGCGGGCCGACGTTCGGCGTCGACCCGGCCGGGATGGTGGGGGTGGTCTCCGCGGGCGGCTGCTCGGCCTGGACGGGCTCGGCGCCCTGGACGCGCCAGCCGCCGGTGCCGTCCAGCACCGCGCAGCCCAGTCGGATGTCCTCCAGGTCGCCGGGGGCCGGGGTGACGCGCTCGACCATCCGGCCGTGCTCGTCGACTCGCTCGTACGTGGTCACAGGGGACCTCCGGGGTGAGGTCCGCCGGGCCGCGCTCTCCCGGACGCGGCCCGGCGGAGGCTTCAGCTGACGATCGCCAGCGGGCACTTGGCGACGCCGGTCTGCGCGCCGGTCGTGGCCGGCGCGGTGCCGCCCAGCGCGCTGCCGAAGGTGACGCCGAGCGCCTTGCTGCCGGTGTGGACGGACGCGGTCGCGGTCACGATCGGCGCGGCGCCGATCAGCGACGGCACCGTGGTGGCCGTCATCGACGTGGCCACGATGTACCAGCCGTCGCGCTCGATCGTCACCGGCGAGGCGAGCGCCAGCTTCTTCGCAGTGTTCGCCGCCCAGCCCGCACTGCCTTGGTCCGCGGACTGGCCCAGCTTGGCGCCCGCCTCGTCGTACAGGGCGTGCCACCAGTTGGTGATGGTGGCGCCTGCGGTGGCACCGGACGCGAACGTCAGGTTCGTGACGACGTCGCCCTTGCGGAGGAACACGCGGGTGCCGATCGCCACGCCGGTGGCGGTCGCCGCCAGGTCCGACGTGCACGCCCACACGGGGATGTTGCTGCGCACGAACAGGTCCTGGTCGACACCGGGCAGGTCCCGGTAGGGCAGGTCGAGCGCGGGGCTGTCCGCGACGACGCGGGGGTAGCGGCCGTGCACCGTCACTTCGCCGGCTCCTTCTTGGTCGTCGTGGACTTGGCGGGCGGCTTGGTCTGCTTGTCGTCGTCGGCCTGGCCGCCGTCGGGAACCTGCGCCGGGCCGCCGCCGGCCGGGGTGGGCGCGCCCTGGAGGCCGAGGACCTCGGCCTCCTTGGCAGTGCGGGAGTTCGGCGTGCCGACCGGACCGGGCTCGGGCTGCACGTCGGCCGGGGAGTCGACCTCCTCGACCAGGTAGCCCTTGCGCCGGAAGTAGGCCAGCGCGGTGACGGCGGCCGGGTAGCGGGTGGCGCCTTCCGGCCGGGGGGCGTCGACGTCCACGGACAGGACGGCGACGCCTCGGTGGAACCGCACGCCGGCGACGGCGCCGTCGAACAGCTTCTCGGGGGCCGCGATGCGGAAGTGCTGAACAGCCATGAGGCTTCCTCTCAGGCGACCTTGACGTTGCGGAGCACGCCGGCGGACTTGGTGTTGCGCAGGACCATCGCGCCGGGACCGATCTCGATTTCGCCGGACTTCACCGCGCCGGGCGCGCTCCAGTCCGGCATGAAGGTCTCCACCAGCGGCTTGCCCGCCATGGCCGCGCCGTGGAAGGCGTCCAGGCCGAAGCTGACCGCGTAGAGGTCGGTGAGGTTGGGGACGTTGCTGCCCGCGCCGCCGCCGTCGGGGTCGCGGGTCTCGATCGGGATGATCGGCCCGTTGTCCAGGGCCCGGTCGCCGATGTCGACCAGCGTCCACTGGCCGTACCGGGTGATCTCCCGGCCCAGGTCGTCCTTGGTCTCGGTGTAGATGCCCGCCCAGCGGGCCAGCGCCTGGAGCCGGTTGATGGACTGGTTGTTGCCCAGGATCGCCTTGACGCCGGAGGGCAGCGCACCGGGCGCGCCCAGGTCGCCGCCACCGACCTTGGACGGCACGATCCGCGACAGCCAGTCCGAGACGATGTCCAGCTGGATGTTCGCCTTGGCCTGGGTGTCGATCGCGCCGGGAGACCAGTCCGCGTACATCGCGCCGGTCGCGTTCGGGATGTACTCGGTCGACGCGCCGGTCAGCAGCTTGTCCAGGCCGTCGAACCCGGCGTCGTCCACCGCGACGTCGCCGTTGACGATCTCCTCCTGCAGCCGGATCGTCGCGCCGGTCAGCAGCTCCTGCATCTGGAACGCCAGCTCGTTGGTCTGCGCCGGACCCAGGCCGCGCAGGACACGGTCGATGCTGAACGCCCCGCCGAACGGCTTGAGCGACACCGTCTTCTGCTCGCGCACGGCCGAGTCGGTGCTGTACTCGGTGTTCAGGCGCCGGAACTGGCCGCTGCGCGGCTGGGTGAGCAGGGTGAAGCCGTAGACGAGCGAGGCACCGCCGGTGCCCGGCGTCGCGGTGTCGTCCCACACGATCTGGTCCCACAGCCACGAGTACTGCCGGAGGTTGCGGATCACCGCGTGGTCGATGTCGGCGCGGGCGTTGATCTCAGCCTGCGCGAGAGTGACAGGCATGTGCCTCTCCTCGGGTTGTTAGCTCTGCTGGTTGGTGGTTGCGGTGATGGCCTCGTAGAGCGAGCCGGACCGCGGGGGCTTGCCCCGGCCGCCGGTCATGCCGTCGCTGCCGGACTTGCTGGGGGCGGGCGCGTCGCGGCCGTAGCGCTTCGGGTTGTCCTTGACCCGCGCCTTGATCAGCTCGGCGAGGTCCTTAGCGAAGTCCTTGCCGGTGGCGTCCAGCTCGCGGACCTCGCGCATGAACTCCCGGCTGTCCAGCAGCGCCCCGGGGTCCGCCTTGTGGTCGTCCGCCGCCCGGACCACGGCCAGTTCGGTGCGCGCGTCCTGCGCGTCCTGCGCGGCCTTGTCGCGTTCGGCGGTGAGCTGGTCGGCCAGCTTCTTCGGGTCGACCTCCTCGCCCTTCTTCAGGCCGAGGGCGACCGCGATGCCGTCGAGCTTGTCCTGCATGGACTTCTCGACTGCGGTGACCTTGTTGCGTTCGTCGCCGGCCTGCTTACGCGCGTCGCGGATGATCTTCTGCGCCCAGGTCGGGAGGTCCTTGATCTCCTTCGGGGCGGCCTTGCTGTCCGGCTTCGTGCTGTCGTCCCGGCCGCCGTCACCGCGTCGGCCGGAGTCCGCCCCGCCGTCGCCGTCCTGGCCGCCGCTGTCGTTCGAGCCGGAGTCGTCTCCGGCGCTGCCGTCCTCGCCGGTGCTGCCGTCGTCCTCGCCGCTGCCGCCGAGGACGGGCCACACCGGACCGCGGCGCGTGAGGCCGAGCGCGCGGAGCCCGGTGACCGGGTGGACGGGCAGGATGGTCGTGCTGTCGCCGGCCGGGTCAACCGGCCTGAGCGCGTGCTGCATGGAGCCCTCCAGGGCATGGGGCCGGGTCAGCCGGCCGAGGGGATCGCGGATCTGCCCCGCGCGGCCGTGCGGTCGCACGCGGGAAAGTCGTGGGGGTGCCGCGCGACGGCGGCACGAGACGGGACGGCACCGGGCGCCTGGCTCGGCGCCGCCCACGACCAAGGCCCCGTCGGGGTGACGGGGCCTTGGTCGGTTCGGTCAGCGGGACGGCGGTTCGAGCGGCTCGCCCCGCGGGGGCTGTTCGGGCGGGGCTACCACCTCGACTTCGGTGTCGTCCCACCGGTCGGTGATGGACGTCGGCTCGTCGGGGTCGGTCATGACTGGATCACCTCCACATCCACGTGCCTCGTGCCTTGCTCGTCGAATCCATGGTCGGCCACCACGCGGTACCGCAGCTGCCGGCTGCCGAGTACCTCGGCCTCGGTGCTGATACCGCCGAGCGGCTGCCCCGGGCCGGCCATGTCGGACAGCCGGATCGCCCGGGTGCCCTTCGGCAGCACGACGCGCATCATCACGCGCCCCCCACCACCGGAGCTGAACTCCCTTGCGACCCGAACGTCGACCGTGGTGGACGAGTAGCCCTTCTCGACCCACTCCAGGCCGGTCACGTCCACGTCGTTCCACGCGGCGCCGAAGACCTTGGCCGGGTCGAGGATGCCCCGGTGGACCCCCACCGCCTTCGGCAGCGTCGACAGCTCCATCGCCTCGTCGATGCGGGCGACGGTGTCGCTGCGGTCACCGGCGCCGTGCCGCAGGTAGCCGTTGATCTGGCGGTAGCCCGAGCCCCGGTAGTCCGCCACCGCCGCAGTCACCTGGAACAGCCGGCTGGAACTCCAGCCCGCGGGGCGGGGCAGCAGCCGCCGGTCGGTGTAGGTGAGCTGGAGCGGGGGAGTGGCCAACCCGGCGCGGCCCTTCACCGCGGACTTGTGCGCCTTCTCCCACGCCCGCTGCCGCTTGGCCTGCTCGCGCAGCGCGGGCAGGCGCTTGGCCAGGTCCCGCCGGCGTGCGACGAGCAGGTCAGCGACCGACTTGGGCAGCCCGGCCGCCGCGACGATCTCCCGGATCCTGCCGACCTTGATCCGGGTGACCCGCTGCACGGCGGCCAGCTGCTCGACGGGGCTCATCCCGGTGAACACGCGGCTGGCCTGGGGCGCCCTGTGGCGGTCGCGCAGGGACAGCCACTCGTCCACCGTCTCGCCGAACCGCGCGCCCTTCGGGCCGCCCTGGGCGCGGAACAGGATCGACCCGCCGAGGTCGATCCGGGCGACCTTGCCGTCCGGGGTCCGGATGACGTTGTCGAACGTGGCGCCGACGATGTCCCAGTTCGCCAGCCAGGCGTCCACGCCGTAGCCCTCGCGGAGCTGCTCGCGCACGGCGTCCGGGTCGGACACCTGGTCGCCGTCGAGCACTCGGGAGGCGGTGTGCCAGTCGCCGGACAGGTCCGGCGTGCCGCGCCCGAGGTGGACCTCGGGGACGTCGACCCCGGCCTCCCGGTACAGCGCGGAGGCCGCGGTCTCGTTGCGCGCGTGCTCCTCGGAGCGCTGCGCCTTGACGTACCAGCGCACGCCGTCGGCGTCCTCGTACAGCCCGCCCGGGTTCGAGCCGCCCTGCGGGCCGACCCGGCGCAGGCCGGCGAAGTCGCCGTCCTGGACACCGCGCGGCTTGGGCTTGAGGACCATGCCGCCGAGCGGGTCGACGGGCTCCGGGCCCGGCGCGACGTCGGCGAGCAGGTCGGCCTGGTGCTCGTCGTTGACCGTGACGGCCTGCTCGTCCGGCGCGCGCCCGGTGGGCTTCGGCGCGCTGCCGGGCCCGCCGTCCAGCGTGGGCGGCAGGTCCGGGCCGATGGCGCCCGCGGGGCCGCCCTTGCCCTTCGGGGGGATGTTGCCCGCGCCGATGGCCTCCCGGTACGGCAGGCGCTTCAGCGTCGGGTTGGCCTTCAGGTGCTCGCGCATCCGCGCCTGCGCGCCCGCGACCTTGCGGCGGGCGGCCTTGCGGTCCTCCTCGCCCAGCGCGGCGGCCTCGGCGGTCTTGTGGCGCCGGATCTCGCGTTCCAGCGCCCGCTGCTGCTGCCGGGCCCGGTCGCCGTCAGGGTCCGCGGTCGGCTGCGGCGCCGGCTTCGACACCCCGGGCAGGTACGCCGACACGCTGTGCCGGCAGTTCGGGTGGAACAGCCCGCGCAGCTGGGCCTCGGCCAGGGTGGCGACGATCTCCACCGTCATCGGGGCGTCGGTCAGCTCGTGCGGCACGCTGATCGCGCCGGTCGGGCCCGCGTCCAGGCGCAGCACCTGGCCCTCGTACGGCCGGCACAGCACGCACTCCTGCGGCGCGTTGGACACCATCACCAGCTGCACGCCGAGCGTGGCGAGCCGGTCGGTCTGCCCCTGCACCGCGGCGCGCTGGGTGACCGTGCGCACGGCCATCTCCACGTACGACGAGAGCTTCCAGCGGCGCCCGGCCCGGTCGGTGAACCCGGTGACGCCCCGGTCCCGCAGCGCCTGCCACGCGGCCTGGGCCGCCTGGCGCCGGGTCTGGACGCCGGTGACGGTGCGCGCGGTGGCTGCGGTGATGACCTTCCGGTAGGCGTCCAGGACGTCGCGCAGGATGTTCCTGCTCTTCTCGCCGATGTCGGCGTAGACCGCGTTCGCCAGGGCCTCCACCGCGGCGAACCCGGGCAGCTGCTCGATGGCAGCCTGCGCGTCCTGGCCGAGCCCGGAGGCCGGGAACCAGGACTTGGGCAGCTCGGCCAGCGCGGAGGACCAGCCCTCGCGGAACGCGGCGGCTGCCGCGTCCCGGACCGCGCCCGGCCCGGCGGCCTGGAGCCCGGCGATCACCGCCTGCGCCGAGCGGCGCAGCGCCGCGACCGCAGCCAGCTTCTTCTGCGCCCAGGCGGGAGCCTGCATGTCGCTGTCCAGGTCACCGGCCAGGTGCTGGGCGATGAGCGCGGCGAGCGCGGTCTCGGCCTCGCGGTAGACCGCGGCGACCGCGCCGGCGATCTCGTCCAACCGGTCGGGATCGACCGCCACCGGGGATCACCTCCCGGCGCGATCAGGCTGTGGGCTCGTCCTCCGCGTCGTCCTGTTCGTCATCCGGCTCGTCGCCGGTGGCGGTGCGGGGCATGGCGCCGGTGGCCGCAACGGCGCCCAGGTCCTCGGCCGGGTCCGCGTCGACCATGCCTAGGTCCCGGCGGATCTCCAGGACCTCCCGGTCGACCCGCTCCTTGGGCCAGTCGGGATTCAGGCGCTCGACGCGGGTCCGGATCGAGATCGCCTCGGCCGCGTGGAGCATCTGCAGCGTGCGCGCGGTCTTCTCCTCGTCCTCGGCCACGCCGTCGGGCCAGTCGACCTCGACCTCCTGCGGCACGATGTCCGCGCCGAACTGCGCCCGGTCCACCTCCTGCAGCGTCAGCACGGCCTCTGCCAGCGCCGGCTTCCAGTACAGGATCTTGTGCCCGCGGGTCAGCCCGGAGTCGCGCTCGCGGGCGGTGACCTCGGTCGCGGTCGCCTCGACCTCGCCGTCCAGGCCGAACGACTGCAGGCTGTAGCCGGCGCTGCGCAGGATCTCGATCGTGAGCTGGCGGGCTATCCCCAGGTGCTCGTCGACGCGGATGTCGAACTGCGACGCGGTGATCATGCTGCCGTCGCCTGCGCCCGGCAGCATGTTCAGCGTCGCGTAGACCTCCCGCTCGGGGTTCCACGTCGCGCCCTGCCCGGGGCCGTTCGAGCCGAGGTAGACGTCGGGGACGAAGACCCGGCCCTTGCCCAGGCGCAGGTCGCGCATGAGGGAGGTCCAGGTCTCGTCCAGCTGGTCCAGCGGGGTCTCCGCGCCGGAGATGTCGGCGCGGCCCAGCGGCTCGGCGGCCGGGATGTTGCGCCACACCCGGTTGGGCCTCATGTTCGGCACGTACACCACGGTCAGGCGCGTCGTGCCGGTCTCGACCCGCTCGGCCAGGTCCTCGGTGTCGGGGTACGCCTCCAGCGAGCCCTTCTTGCCGAGGGTGTCCGGGGTGCCCTCGTAGACGCCGTGCAGGATCACGCCCGGCTCGTGCCGCTCCAGGTGCCGCACGACGCGCTGGTTGTCCTGGAGCAGGATGCGCCAGAACGTCACCGCCTTGAGCCGGCCCCACGTCCACTCGGGCACGGCCTGGTCGGCGTGCGCCGCGTGCAGCCACGGAGCCGGAGCGATGGTGTCGTCCCAGACCACCCGCAGGTAGACGCCGCCCAGCCCGGCGCAGGTCTCGCCGGCCTCCAGCAGGCTCGCGTGCAGGGACTCGAACTGCTTGTCCAGGCGCTTCTGCGTGGCCGCGTGGGCGATCTTCAGCCGGGGCGGTTCGGCGAATAGCAGGCGGGTGGACTTCTGGGCGATGTCACCGGCCAGCGGCATGTGCAGCCGCGAGGGCACCTCACCGGCGTCGGTCGGCGCGCCCCAGAACCACCTGGACACCCTGCCCAGCACGCCACCGCGGTACTGGCTGGGCCGGTTGCGCACTCGCGCACGGGAGGTGGTGTCGAACCCCCGGCCACCGCCGAGGCCGCCGTAGACCTCGGCCAGGTGGTCCGGCTCGCCGGTGTACCAGGCGTCCCACGAGTCGATCCGCGCGAACACGTCGTCCAGCGCCTTCGGGGGCCACGGGGTCTTCCCGCCGTCGGGCAGCGGCACGGTTCACCCCCTGATCGGTATCACCACCACGGCCTCGACGACGCCGTGCGGGTGGGTACGGGACTCGGTGCGCAGCAGGTACCGCGCGGTGAGCCGGGCCGGGCGGACGTCCACGCTGCGCAGGTCCTCGGTCGGCAGACCGAGCGCCTGCACGGCGGCATTGACCCGCTCGCGCTGCACCTGGCCGAACGGCGCGGACGGGGCGGGAGCAGTGGCCTGCGACTCCACGTAGGCGCGGACGCGCGCGTACTTCTCGTCGGTGCTGTGCCCGTCGTACGCCACCGGGTGCTGCGGCATGTGCCACGACACCTGGCCGGTGGGCAGGTTGATGTAGACGACCGGCCACTCGGGCTCGGCGGGGTCGATCCGGACACCCGCGGCGAGGCCGGCGTCCAGGGCGAGGTGGAGCGCCTGCCACACCAGCGGGTAGCGGGCGGCGTAGTCGGTGTCGTGCTGCTCGATCTGCTCCAGCACGCGGGAGAGCGTGGACATCAGGCGCTGGCCTGCTTCTTGGCCTCGCGCACGGCGAGGAACACCGCCTCGTTCTTGGCCTCCCACAGGCGGTGCAGCGACCTGGTGAGACCAGGGCCGTCGGGGAGCAGGTCGACGAGCTGCTGGGCGTGGTCGTGGAACGTCCTGCTGACCTCGCGCGGCAGGCCCTCGGGGAGGTGCTCGAACTCGAACATGTCGCTGAACTCGTGCACGGCCGGGTGCCGGTACTGGCCGATGTTGATCACGCTGCCTCCAGTAGTTGTCCCTGCCAGATGGCCTGGGTGGTCTTGATGCCGTACCGCCCGGCGTCCAGCGAGTGGTCGTCGAGCTTCACCGGCGCGTCGATCCCCTTCAGCGCGGCTTTCGGGTCCCAGCTGTAGCCGGGGGCCTCGGCGATCCAGCCCTCGCAGGACTCGTGCACGAGCAGCAGTCCGGCCTGGAGCAGCGAGGCGATGAGGCGGATGCCGTCGATCACCGCGTTGTCGCCCGCGCGCGGGGTGATGCCGTCGCGGTGCAGCTGCTGCACGAACGACGCGGCCGAGGGGTCGACGATCGTCCACTCGGGCTGGATGCCGAGGTCTCCGAGCCAGCTGCGCAGGCGGGCGCTGTACTCGGCGTCGGTGAGCGCGCGCTGCCGCTTCTTACTGTCCCAGCGCCACTCGTTCGTGAGGTACAGCTGGCCATCCACGCCCAGGCCCAGCACGAGCGCGGCGAACGGGTTGGTCGTGCCGTAGTCCACACCCAGCGCGATCCAGCGGACGATCTGCGGCAGGGTCTTGACGACGTGCCGCTCGGGGTCCCACGCCTCGTAGACCGCGCCCTCGGCCACCACCCACTGGCCGAGGATCATGCGCTTGTACCAGAGGCCGATGAACTGCCTGCGGTAGCGCTCCTTGACCCGCTCGCTGAGGCTCGGGTTGTCGTCGAGCAGGAACTTCCAGACCTTCCAGTCGCTCAGCCGGCCACCGGGCCCGGTCTGGTCGATGTAGTCCGCTTTGAGCCAGTGCCGCGGGTTGTCCGGGTTGGTGTTGCCGAAAATCTGGGCCCCGTCGGTCGAGCAGCGCGACAGCAGCTGGTCGTTGAAGCTGCGCGGCATCAGCGACCACTCGTCGACGTACGCGCCGGCGGCGGTCAGGCCGCGCAGCCGCCCCTCGGCGCGTTCGTCGTTGAACGTGATGACCTCGACCTCGCGACCGAGGATTCGGGCGGTGGGCGCGCCGCGCGTGTAGGACACGCTCTTGGCGATCTTCGAGCCGAACAGGGGGTGTTCCCTGAGCGGGTTGAAGATGTTGCGCGTGGCGGTGTCGAACGTCTTGGCGCACACCACCAAGTCGCCCTTGCGGGGCGCGCTGTTGACGAACTTGAGCCACCGGAACAGGCCGGACGCGGTCTTGCCGGACCGCACCGACCCCTCGGACAGGTTGACGAACTCGTTCGAGTTCACCACGTAGTCGATCTGCCGGTAGCTCAGCGGGAGTTTCCGCAGGTCGATGTGGTCGCGGAGGATGATCACGACGGGCCGCCGGGGGTCTGCTCCGGGTGCTCGCGGTGGTACTGCTCCCAGGCGCCGGTCAGGGCCTCGTACAGCTCGTCGACCATCGCCTTGGCGTCGTCGACGTCGGATCCGCGGTCGTGCTCGTCCAGGCGTAGCGACGCCATGAGCGCCTGGTTGATGCTGGCCATGAGGTCGCGCTTGTCCCGCGCCGGCGGTTCGGGCACGCGCCGGGACTCGTAGCTGTTGTCCTTGCCGCCGAACGAGAAGACCACGGCCGGGGCGAACAGCTGCTCGCGCAGGCGTTGGGCGTCGTCGAGCAGGCCCTGCATCAGCTCCGCGCGCTTGGCCTTGGCGTCCTGGACCTTGGCGGCGGTCGCCGCCTGGGTGGACGTGCGGTCGAACGCCAGGCCGAGCCGGCCGCACCACTTGCTGATGGTGGCGGCGCTGCGGCCGAGGTCGCGGGCGATGTCGTTGCGGGACGCGCCGGCGGCGTGCAGCTCGCGGATGCGGTCGAAGTCCGCCTCGGTGAGCGGAAGGGCCACGTGCACCTCCCCGCGGTCGCGTGGGGACGCCCGATCAGGCCACGGCGGTCCAGAGCACCCAGGAGGCCGCGGAGGCGGCGCTCATGGTGACGTTGGCGGGCAGCGTGGTCTGTCCGGCCGGGCCGGTCATCTGCCGGTGGGCGCCGGTGGGCACGCCCGCGGTGAGCGTCCCGGCCACCGCGATGGCCGAGCGCGCCAGCTGCGGCAGCGTGGTCCCGCCGACCAGCACGCCGACGTAGTAGACCCCGGCGGCCAGGTCGGCAGGCGCGGTCAGCGGCATGGCCTTCAGGCCGGACGTCGACCACGCGGCGGCCTGGTCGGCGGTCTGGGCGAGCCGGACGCCGGCCGCGCTGTAGAGCCCGGCCCAGCACGCGCCCACGGCGAGCCCGCTGCCCGCGGTGACGACGCCGAGGTACACGGTGGACACCGTGGCGGCCACGGGGACGGGCACGCGCACCAGGTGCAGCGTGCCCGCGCTGAACGTCACGCCGCTGCCGGTGTTGCTGGTGGCCTGCAACGCGTCGAGGGAGACTCCGGCCAGCGTGTTCGGCGGTGCAGCGCGCTGCTCCAGGACGTCGATGCGGGCCAGGGTCGCGGGCCGCTCGGCGTGGATGTGGTCGGCGCGCGCCGCGAACGGGGAGGTTCCCGCGGTGTTCGCGGTGCCGACGGGGCGTGGGAACTGCCCGCTCGTCGGCACGGCGAGCATGAGCCCGACGCCGGGCAGCTCGGGCTGGGCCGCGACGACCGCGGCGACGGTGCGCTCGCGGGCGTCGGGGTGAGCCCGGACGGTCGCGCTGACCTCGATGTGGGTCCACGGCACACCGCGCGCGTGCGCGTCGTCGCCCTGGACGTTGGTCAGGCCGGTGATGCCGGTCCCGCTGCCGGAGGAATCCCAGCCCCGGCCGGCGACGAACCCGGCGTCGGTCAGCTCCTCGGCGATCCGGCGCGCCGACGGGCCCGGGTTGCCGCTGCCGGTGGCGACCACGTAGTCCAGGCCGGGCGCGGTGGCGTCGGCGTAGCCATGCCACTGCACCGCGGGCACGCCGCGCGCCGCGTAGGCCGCGCTGATCTGGTGGAACAGGCTGCCGGGCTGCTTGCCCGGGTCGGCGAGCGGGTAGCCGCCCTGCAGCTGGCCGGTGGCGTCGCGGTGCGCACCGGCGATCACCAGCAGCGCGCCGGGCGTCGCCCGCCAGTGCGCCAGCGCCAGCAGCTCGGTGTGCTGGTCGGCGACCGGGTGCGGGCACTGGACGACCAGGCCGACCGGGCGGGAGCGGTCGACGAGCACCGCGCCCCAGGTGCGGTCGCCGGTGGTGGGCCAGGCGGCCAGCGCGTAGGGGCGGCCGGTGGCCGAGTCCACACCGGACGACACCACCGCGCCGAGCGGGGCGAGCAGCGCGACGGCGTCGGCACCGAGCGCCAGGCGCTCGACGCCGAGCACCCCGTCGGTGCCCTCGGGGCCGGTGGGCTCGCGGTAGGACTGCCCGGAGCTGATGCCCGCGGTCCAGCCGGTGAGCCACGCGCCGAGGTCGACACCGGCGGGCGGCACCGGCGCGTACCGGGTGTCGGCCTCGGCCTCGGTCAGGTACTGCGGGTGCGGGTCGGCGGCGGCCTGGTGAGCGAGCAGCTGCGCGACGGTGGCGTAGGAGGTGAGGCCGCCACCGTCGGCCACCGGGGTGAGGTCCAGGAACTCCACCACGTCGTCGCCGCTGGGCACCTGGATGAGGTAGGTGTCGCGCAGGACGTCGGTGTCGATGGTGACGGTCCAGGCCCAGTCGGTGGGGAACTCGGCGGGGTCGTCGGTGACGGGGATCTGGGCCACGACGGGCTGTCCGTCGAGCACGACCGGCAGCGTGCCCGCGCCGTGCAGCACCTTGGTGGTGGCGTCGCGGAGGTGGTGCGGCATCGCCCACAGCATCGAGCCCTTGGCCCAGGCCCCGGTGATCTTGTTGTCGATCGCGATACGGACCGAGCGCTGCGCCATGGTCACCTCCTTGGTGGGGGTGGTCGTAGCCGCGCGCCCCGCCGCAGTGCGGCGGCTACGACCGGTCCCCGCGCACCCCTGCGGGGGTTCGGCGACGGCCCGTTGCGGCTTGGTGCTGCCGCCCGGTTTCCGCCTTGCCGGTGCGCCCGTACCCGGCAGCCCTGAAGGGCTGGGGCGGTCCCGCTGGCCGACTCGTCGTGCCCCCGGCCCGCGGCCGGGGAAGTTGGCGGCAGGCGGTGGCCTAGGACGCGCCTGCCGTCACGGTCCTCGCGGATACCGCATCTCGGACCGGGGCATCCGACGCCCCGGCGGCCGAGCCACTTGTTCCGGCCTGAGCCGGTGGAAGGGCGAGGCCCCACCGCCGGGGGGAGGGCGGTGGGGCCTCGTGGTGCGCGCGCTCGGCGCGAACGGTAGTCCTCTGTGGGCGGATACAGCTCCGCCCGCGCACAGCGTTACATGCTGGTCAGGGCATGGTCAAGTCGTGTGGTCGCGGGCGGCCGGTGCGTGTCGAGCCACCGGGTCAGCTCGACCACGTCGTACCCCGGGCCCTTGCTCAGGTGCCGGTGCTTGATCACCCGCAGCCGGCCGGGCGTGATGTCGAGCCAGTACCGGTCGCCGGTGCGCCGGTACTCGGCGAGCAGCGCGGCCTGGACATCGCGGAGCGACACCCGGCCCGGCGGCAGCACGGTGGTCATGGCGTCCAGTGTGCCGGAGCGCTACGCTGGGCCACGCCCGATGGCTCGGGCATGTGAGACGCGACAGCTTCCGCACCAGGGACAGTTCCGTTGGGTAGGCCCTGGTAAGAGCCCTTCGGGGTGCTCAGCGATCAACGGACGCCAGCTCACATCGGGGCCATCGGGTGTTTTCGTGTCCGGGTCACCCCCAGCGGATGTCGACCGTGGCGTGCTCCAGGCCGACGTCGAGGTCGAAGCCCTCGGCCCCCGGCAGTTCGATGATCTGCCGGCTGGTGGTGATCTCCACGGTGGCGGGCCCGCGCGTGCGCACCAGCTGCGCCAGGCGTTCGAGGAACTGCGCGCAGCGCTCTGCGTCGTCGGGTGTGTCCAGGCTCAGCATCACCGCACGTTCGCTCACCAGGTTGCCCTTCGCTCTCGGCGGCCCGCGCCCTGCTGTGGGCCGGTCGGAAGTCGGCGGCGCGGGCCGCCGACGGTGTCGTGCCGGTGTGTCACGGCTCGCCGGCCTTGCGGTGCAGGTCTCGGCGGGCGGTGAGTTCGTCGTCGCTGATGCTCAGGTGCACTTCGGTGGGTTCCGCCGCGTGCGCGGCGGCGACCTCGTCGTAGCCGGGACGGTGCCGGTAGGCCAGGAGCAGCGCGTCGAGCAGCCCGCGGGTCCGGAGGGAGAGGAACAGGCTGCCGAGGAACTCGTCGGCGTCCTGGTCGGGGCTGGTCAGCTTGAGGTCGCTGGTGGTGTTTTCTTCGATCCAGTCGAGGATGGCGGTCTGGGAGTCGCACAGGGCGAGCGCGGCTGTCGGGTCGTGCAGTGCGATGTGGCGGGCGTCCAGCATGGACTGCTGGTCGTCGGATGCGCCGGTGCCGGCGACGCAGGCCGCGCGCTTGCCGGGTGGTCCGGCGAAGACGGCTTCTTCGGGCTCGGTGGTGCCGGGGCGGGTCCAGGGTTTGGCGGGGTCGTGTCGCCAGGGGCCGGGGGTGGCGGCGGCGGCGACGCGTCGTGTCCAGTCGATCTGTTCGCGGAGCCAGGTGGTGACGGCGGTCATCGGGGCATTGTGCCTCTGTGCGGGCGCGCGGGGTAGTTGTGTCCCAGCTCACTCCTAGTTCCTTTAAAAACCTTGGGTAATTCTGCTAGACTTGGCATCACGAGAACGAAGGGAGGTGAAACCGAATGACCAAGCTGGGAACCCGGATCCTCACGGCGATGCGAGACCAGGGGTGGCTGGTCGTCGTCCGCGAGGACGACGACGGTGTGGAGTACCTGCACACCATCTCCACCCTCGGTGGCGAGCGCCTGGTTCCGACGAAGCTGCTGAAGGACGAGTCCTTGGAGCGCAAGCTCCGGATCATCCTCATGGCGTGGATCGTCGTTGACGGGCTCTGGTGGCCGTGGCCGCCGGACCACGAGGACGGCATCCACGGCGAGCAGCCGAGGGGCGAGTAGTCGCCAGGGCGGCCCGAGGATGGTGCTAGCACCCTCGGGCCGCCCGCCCAGCGTATCCACCCTGTAAAGCCCACAGAAGTTCAAGGATTTGAGGAGATGGCGGCATGAGCACGTGGCACGTGAGCGTTCAGTGCCTGATCTACGGCGAGCCGGCCGAGCTGGCGGTGGCGCGGGCCGGGCGGCTCGCTGCGGAGGACTGCGGCGCGGAGCTGCTGTACGTGTCGGTCCAGGAGGGCAGGCGCGTCACGGTGGCGGTGACGGTCGAGAGCGACAGCATCCCGTGGGACTTCCCGCTGCAGCTGCGCGGCGCGGTCGCGGACAGGTTGGTCAACTCGGCCGGTCACGCCCTGCGGGATTGGGTGGCGGTCGAGATCCTGTCGGAGGAGGAGGCCGAGCGCCGTTCGGCGACGGCGGGGGTGCCGCCGCTGATCAGCACGGCGGAGTTCGCCGAGCTGCTGGGCGTGACGGTGCAGCGCGTGTACGAGTTGGAACACGAGCGGCGCAAGGCGGACCAGGTCGGACGCGAGCACATTTTCCCCCGGCCGGTGGTGCGCGGCTACTGGCTGCGTGCGGTGGCCGAGCGCTACGCGGCGATCCGGCGGCGCAAGCCGGGCCCGGCCCCGAAGGCGTGACGCCCGGTGGCGTAGAGCGGCCCCCGACCGGTTCCGGTCGGGGGCCGCTGCGCTGTGGGGCCCGGCGCTAGGGCGAAGTCCTGCCGTCTCCGACGATGTCGACGGCCTTGCGGCGGGACATGCGCGCGGCAGCGCCGAGCTGGTCGCCCGTCGCGCCGGCGCGCTTGGCCGCCTGCATGGCGTGGTTGCGCGCGGCGCGGAGTCGGTCGACCTCGGCCTCGGCGCGCGCCAGCTCCTCGGCCAGGTCGCGGACGAGGTCCAGCTCGGGCGGGGCGGGTGACGGGCGGCGCGGCATGGCGTGCTCCTGGCGGCTATCCTGGTGGCGGATTCTTTCCACTGGCCCCCGGTCGAGCGTGCAAGGCTCGCCGGGGGTTCCTGTGTGCGTGGGGGCTCGACGGTGGAAGGGTGCCGGGCGGCACCTGGTGGTGCCGCCCGGTCGAGGGGATCAGCCGAACAGTCCGCCGGCCGCGAGGCCGGTTACCGAGGTGCGAACCTCGGAAACCGAGACCTTCAGGTGGTACCGGACGTCGGAGGTGTTGACCTTGCCGATCCAGTTGTAGCGGTCGCCGATGGTCCGCACCCGGTTCCGGACGCCGTCCTTGGCGGAGGCCGACTCGACCGTGCCGGGGGTCACGAACACCTGCACGGTGATCGTCCGGCCGATCAGGACCACGGTGTAGACCGAGTTGCGGGGCAGTACGCCCTCCTTCCGGTCGGCTCGCAGGTCCCGCAGGATTCGGCCGCACACGACCTCAAGCTCGTCTCCCGAGCTTTGGGTGTAGAACGTGCCGTACCAGCGATCGTCCCTCAATCCGAAGTCCATGGACTTGGATTCCTTCCACTGTTGAGTTGAACCCCGGGGGGCGGTGCAAGCGCCGGTTTCCCGGGGCTGTCCGTTTCGGACATCAATATTATGACCCATGGGTCTCACTATCGCAAGTAGATAGTGAGACCCATGGGTCACGGTTCGGTGTCGGTCGGCCCTACCCGCCGGCCAGCCGCTGGGCCTCCGCCCGCGCCAGCGCGCGGGCACCCTCCGGGGTGTAGCCGTACGCCGTCGCGTACCGGGTGCGCGGACCCTCCAGCATCGCGTCCAGCCGCTCCGCCTCCACGTCCGGGACGACGCGCTCCGCCCACGGCGGGCGCTCGTCCACCGGCACCAGGGCGACCGCGCCCGCCAGCTGCTGCGGCTCGCCGACCTCCGGCGCGGCCCCGTCCACCACCCGCACCCGGCACATCCAGGTGGCCACGACCCGCACCCGGCCGGGCTCGACCACCGGCACCGGGTACACGTAGTGGCCCTCGCCGAGCTGGTCGCGCAGCTGCTCGGCGGCGGCCTGGTGCTCGGCGTCCAGGACCGCGATCGGCTCGTCCGGCGCGTGCCCGGTCCCGCGCCGGACGATCACCCAGCTGTTCATCGGTCTCACTTCCTGCTCGAAGGGGGGTCGATCGTAGCCGGCGCGACGACGCCCCAGCCCGAACCGGGAGGCGTCGTCGCGCCGGAGGGAGCATCCGGCTCTACGCGCGGGGCCGGCCGTGCTCGTCGAGGGTGTCGACCAGCGCCTTGACCCGGGCGACCTTGTCCGGGTCGTGCCGCTGCTCGAACCGGGCGCGCTGCTCCGGGGTCGCCTTGGTCACGTAGTAGCGGGCGAATCCGAGTTCCTCTGCGGCGCGCCCGCACGGGCAGTCCGACACGTCCGCCGTGCCGGGCTCCTTGTCGACGTACCAGGAGCACGCGAGACCCCGCTCGGTGGCCGTGTCGCACAAGGTCTTCGTGCAGCACCCGCAGCGCGGGCAGTCCTCGGGGGCCTGCCGCATCCACGTGTGCCCTTCAGGGGCCTGCAGCGTGTAGTCGGGCTCCCAACGGGTCTCCGGCACGGGCTCGGTCACTGTGCGTCCTCCAGCGGTGGGTAGGCGAGTCGGGCCAGGTGCAGCCCGGTGTAGAGGTGGGCGGGGTCGTGGGCGCAGCGCCCGCCGTCGCCGTCGCGGTCGGGCCATACGGTGCCCCCGCAGCCGGGCTCGATGCACACTCCCAGTGATCTTTCCGGCGCGTCGTGGGCTTGTCGCCGCAGTTGTGCGTGCAGGGTGCGGATCACCTCCACGTAGGAGGCGGCCCACAGCTGGTGGGCGCACCACTCGGAGTGCAGCCGCAGCCACCGGGTCAGCGTGGTGACCGTGACCGGCCGGGGCACCGGCCAGCCGTCCACACCGTCCCGGTAGCGCTGCTGGGAGACGTACAGGGCGATGCGGTGCAGCGAGCCCAGCACCGACAGCGTGCTTTCGTCCGGGTCGTCGTCCGGGCCCGTGCCGGTGGCGTGCGACCGGTAGTCCAGCGCGGCCAGCACGTCCAGCGACACCGGCGGCCGGGAGCCGTAGCCCGGCCGCCGCGGGCTGGGCTCCAGCGCCCGGCCGGCCGGGGTCATCGTGGCCTCCAGCACCACCACGTGTTCCTGGAGTTCGTCCAGGCGCTCGCGGGTGGCGCGGACGCAACGCTCGCAGGCGTAGCGCAGCGGCGACATCTCGCCGCCGCAGGTCCGGCAGTCGGCCGTGGTCATCGTCGCTCCATCGTGCTGAGGTTGAACAGGTCGAGCTGAACAGCAGCACCAGGCCGCCGTTCGAGTGCCGGGTCGTGGCAGGTGCAGGGGCAGCGCCAGCGGCACACCCGGTCGGCCAGCCACACCCGGCCGGTCACGCCGGGCACGCCCGCCACCTCACCGCGGGAGGTGGCGATCCAGGTCTCGACCACGGCCGAGGGGCCGTGATCAGCGCCGGGCCGGCCGGTGGCGAACCAGCATTCGGCGTGCCGGCTGCGTCCACAGTGGCCGGTGGGCCCCCACTGGCAGCCGCAGGTGGTGACGTGGTCCGGGTTGTGCCGCCACTGGGTGTGGAGCCACCCGGGCCACGCGTGCGCGCGGACCCAGGTGGCGTCGTCGGGGGTCACGGCCCGGCCTGGTTGATCGCGTCGCCGAGCAGGGCGAGCACGAGGTCCCAGGCGCGTCGTCGGCTGGGCCAGTGCAGGTCGACGTGGTCGCGGCAGAAGTAGCGGAGGTTCCAGCTTTCCGAGTCGGGCCACAGCTCGTGCGGCCGAGCGAGTAGTCGCCAGCGCGGCTCGGGCAGGCTGTCCGTCCAGGCGGCGACCTCGGCGCGGCGGGGGTCGTTGCCGATCCACTCGGCCAGCTCGTCCCAGGGGACCAGGCGGCGCGGGGTGCGGGCGAAGCCGTACGACTCGCCCCGGCGCATTGCGCCGGCCCACCATTCGTCCACGTGCTCGAACCGGAAGCCCGCGCGGCTTACGCAGAACGCCCAGTCCCCGGCCTGGCGCGGCGAGCGGGTGTCGTCGTCCTGGGTGCGGTGCAGGGCCACGACGACCTCCAAGGCGTCCGACACCGCGTCGCGTAGGCAGGTGAGCGCGTCGATCCGGCGCTGCGTCTCGGGGGACACGATCGTGTCGAACAGGTCGAGCTGGAGCGCTCGGACCGAGCTAGCCACGGTGGCGCCACCTCCTCCACCACGGCGGCCGCGGGCGGGGCCGGGGCTTGGCCGCGGTGGGGCCGTTGGCGGCTTCGTCCCAGCGTCCGGTGAGGACCGGGTCGTCGTCGGCGGGCTGGTGGGTGAACGCCTGCTGGCCGTCCTCCGGGCCGCGCGCGGCGGTGCCGACCATCCAGGCCGCGCCGGGTGCCTGCTCGGTGAGGCGGGCGTAGGTGATGGCGTCGGCGCGGTGGTCGACGGGCACCGGGTCGCAGCCGACCCGGCCCCACGGCCAGTCGCTGTCCCCATCCGGGTTGAGCTGGTCGACGGGGACGACGCGGGCGTCCTGGGGGCGGTCGGGGAACGCCTCGTCCAGGTAGGCCACCGGGCCGAGCCGGGCGCCGAGGAGTTCGCTGGGCTGCTCGTCGGCGTGGCGGACGTCGGCCAGGGCGCGCTGGCGGCGCCGGGCAGCGGCGACCACCAGGTGGGTGCGCAGGGCCTGCTCGGCGGGGGTGAGCTGTGGGTCCCAGAGCGGGGTGGTGGAGGTGCCGCGGACCCAGCTGGCGACGCGGCGGGCGCACTCGGGGGTGCAGTAGGGGCTGATCGCGGTCACGACGGGCACGAGGCAGCCGGGCCGGGCGCACAGGATCCGCGCGGGCGGCAGCTCGGGCAGCGGCGCAGTGGCCTCCTCGATGGCGGCCAGGAGCGCGGGCAGGGTGCGGAGGCTCACGAGGCCACCGCCAGCAGGGCGCGGGCGGCGTCCTGGACGTGCTCGGGCGGGGTGAACCAGCCCTGCTGGCCGAGGCCGGGGATGGGCTCGGCGAAGGCCCTGGACTCGCGGACGTCCCAGTGCTTCTGGCTGCGGAAACACCACGGCGAGCAGGCCGCTGCGCAAGCGTCGTCCTGGTGAATGCCGTTCAGGTTGGTCACGCCGAGGTAGCCGGACGGGTAGTCGCCGGGCCACTCGGTGACGTCCAGGTCGTGGTCCAGGGCGAGGGTGAGCGCGCCGGGCTCCCAGCGCTGTCCGGCGTGGACGATGAACGGCCCGCGGTACGCGGTGGTCCAGGAGCGGTTCTCGACGGGCTTGATGCCGGCGATGACGAGCTGGGCCCAAGGGCGGCGGATGGTCAGTGCGGGGATGCGCTGCAGACGTGCGCCGGTGTCAGTCACGGGTGCCCCCCGGTCTGGGCGTCGCCGAGCAGCACGACGTCCTCCTTGAGGGCGTCGAGCCGGTCCGCGACTTCGACGAGCTGCTCGGGCGTGAGCCGGTGTCGCGCCGCGCAGCGGAGCTGGTTCGCGGCCTCCATGAGCGCCAGCCACACGGCGACGTACCCGATCTGGGCCGGGGTCATCTGCTCCTGCTGGATCTTGTCGGAGACCAGCTCGGCGCGGGCCCGCGCGCAGGCGATGTTGTTGGTGGGGTTGGGGTCGGGCGTGGTCATCGGCTGGTCTTCCTGGTGCGGCGGCGGGTGCGGTTGCGGTAGGCGTGCCCGTCGACGGCCAGGTGCGGCGGTCGGACGGTCGTGCGGTGGACGATGCGGCCGTCGCGCAGCAGCACGTGCCCGGTCGCGGCCAGCGCGCGGTCCAGCCGGGCCCGGCCGTACGGCGACAGGCGGTGGTGGTCGACCGGCAGGTGCAGGCAGCCGTCACGGCGGTAACGGCGGACCTGGGCGGCGACGGCCCGGAGGTCGTCGCGCAGCTCCAGCTCGACGTGGTGCAGGCACTCCTCGGCGTACTTCAGGTGGCCGGCGGCGAGCAGCTGGTCGAGCCGGGCGAGCGAGTACGAGCTGAGCAGGATTTCGCGGGCCCTGCGGCGGAGGCGGTCGACGGTGTCCTGGTCGACGGCGTCGTGAGGCGAGATGGTCAACGGGTCCTCCGAGGCGTGAGGATGCGGGGTGCGCGCTGGCGGGCGGGTCGGGGACCGGTGCCGCGGTGCCGGCGGGCCCAGAGGGCGCGGGCGCGCGGGTCGGCCGGCGGTGGGGCGCCGTCGAGCGCGGCGTCGAGCTGGTCGACGGCGGCGACCAGGCGGGCGAGCGCGAGATCCCACGCGGTGGTGTCGATCTCGATCCGGAGCAGCACCAGGTCGTCCTGGACGCGCACGGCCGAGCCGTCGCCGCGGGCCTCCACGCGCGCGAGGTCCGCGGGCGACCGGTCGCTGTGCTGATGGTCAGCCACGGTTGGCCTCTTGGTCGTCGTGTAGGTCGCCTGCGAGGTGGTCGGTGTGGGTGTGGTTGGGCCAGGAGGTGGTGCCGTTGGTGTGGTCGTCGTTGTGACCGCGGAGGAGCGCGCAGCCGTGGTGGTCGTGCTGGCTGGTGCACCAGGGGTGGCTGTTGAGCTGTGCGATTTCGGCGTGGAGTTGGTGGATCTGGTCGGCCTGGGTGTGGGCGAGGGTGGCGAGGCTGTTGAGGACGGCGAGGTCGGTCCAGGTGAGGGGGTGGCCGTGTAGGTGGTGGGTGTGGTCGGGGTTGGCGGCTCCGGCGTGGATGACGGCGCGGAGGCGGGTGGTGGCGTCGTGGATGGCGTCGGGGTGCCAGGCGGTGGTGATGGTGTGCAGGCCGTTGTGATCGTTTTCGGCTGTCTGGGGTGTCTCGCTGGTCATCGGGTGTCCGTTCGGGGCTGTGCGGCGGTCTGGGGCGGTGGTGCGGGTGGTTCTTGATCGGCTGGCTTGGTGGTCTTGCGGGCGTCGTGGGGTGGGCAGGTGGTCCAGCCTCGGCGGGTGCGGGTGCGGCAGGACTCGCCGATGGCGGCGTGGCACCAGGGGCAGGCGCGGACGAGGGGGTTGTCGCGGACTTCGTCGGGCTGCTCGGTGCCGTGGGGGCCCCAGCGGAACAGGCCGGGGCCGCTGCCGCCGGTCTTGCGGCGGCCGTGGCGGGTGGTCATGGCGGTGGGTCCTCGGGAGATGGTGCGGGCTTGGTGCGGCGGCAGAAGGCGCACGCGGGGCTGCCGTCGGAGCGCTGGCGGATGACGAGGCCGTGGTCGCAGCGGGGCGGCGGCGGTGCGGGTTGGACGTCTTCGGCCGGCGGGGGCTCGTGATCGTTTCGCGGCTCGCGCGCTACCGGTGGTTGCGTCGGTAGTGCGGGAGGTGGTTGGTCTTTAGTGGTTGGTACGTGGGTGGTAGTCGGACATCCAGGTGTCCGGTCAATCGGCTCCGGATGTCCGGTCAATGGTTCTGTAACGCTGTTAGATGTCCGGTGAAAGTCGTTTTCAGGGGACATCTGGATGTCCGGTGGGTTCGTGGTGGTGTCCACAGGGGACGGGGATTGACCGGATGTCTGGGTGTCCGGTGAAACCGGGTTGTCCACAGGCTGTGGGCTGGTTTGACCGGACATCTGGGCGTCCGGTGAATCGGTGGGTTCGTCCACCGGCGAGAGCAGCTCGACCCGGTCCAGGAGGTCGGTCGGCAGCGTCAGCCGGTACACGGTGGTGCGCTTCGAGCCGCCCCGGCCGCCACCGCGGGAGGTCTGCTCGATCAGCCGCAGGTCGTCCTTGAGGACCTTCAGCAGGCGGCGGACGTTGCGGTCGGTGTCGTCGGTGACGGCCGCCAGGGCGTCCTGGCCGGGCCGCACACGGGAACCGTCCGCGTCGGCGTACGTCGACAGCACGAACGCCAGCAGCTTGACCGGCTTGGGCATCCGGATGCGGCGGACGATGCGCTCCCACTCGAACCGGCCGCAGGCGTAGCGGTCCGGCTCCTCGGGCAGCGCGGGCACCAGGTGCAGCGTCATCAGGCCGACGCCACCCGGATGTTGGTCATGAGGCGGCCGACGAGTTCGCGGGCCTCGGTCGCGGTGAACCCGCGGGCGCGCAGCCGGGCGTACTCGGTGGGGTTGCGGCGCCACAGCAGCAGGTCGGCCACGGGCTCGTCGTCGGGGCAGGCGCCGGCCAGCAGCACGACCAGGGCGCGCAGCGCGGCCGGCTCGTCGCCGTCGTAGAGGTCGGCGGCGTCGGCCACGGCGGTGCCGATGCCCAGCCGGTCCTGGCGGTGGGCGGCCTGGATCGCGCGCTCGGCCAGCGGCAGCAGCTGATCCATGCGCGGGTCGCCGGTGGGCGAGAGGGTGGTGCGTGGTGCGTCCACGGCGGCCTCCAGGTGGTGATGGGGATGGGGAATCGGCGGGCGCGGTGGGGTGCGGTGAGCGCGGGCGGGGGGCGGTGGTCCGCGCCCAGGGGAAGTGGGCGCGGACCACCCAGGGGAAAGGGTCAGGCGGAGGCGCGCAGCGCGGCCGGAGCGACGCCCTTGAGCAGCGGCACGGCCTCGTCCAGCTCCTCGCGGATGCGGTTGATCAGCGTCGCGAACGCATCGTCGCGCGCCCGGTCCGCGCGCAGCAGGGAGAAGCCGATGCCCAACTGGCCCTTGTCGACGTCGTAGCGCAGCCGCGCCTTGACCTCGACGGGGTCCACGCCCCGCCAAGGCGCGATCCGGATCGTGAACTCGCGGGGGATCTCGACGTCACCGGAGCGGGTGCGCCCGGCCTTCGCGTCGGTGACCTCCTGGTACGCCAGCTTCACGTCGCCGGACTGGACGTCGATCTCGGAGCTGAACTCGGCCCGTCGGGAGGCCCGGAACCCGGTCGCGACCTCCAGCATGGTCGCCGCGTCGGGCGTGACGACGGTGTGGGCGACGTCTTCGAGCAGGGTCGCGAACGCGTCCTGGCGCATCAGCCGGTTGTTGTGGGAGGTCCACAGCTCCCAGTCGGCGTCGGCCTTGAGCGTGAGGGTGGCGCGGTGCTGCCGCCATCCGGTGAGCCCGTCCTGGCCGTGGTCGTCGAACACGGCGACGATCCGGCTGCTGTCGACGTCGGCGTACACCATGCTGCGGTGGGCGTCGGCGAGCCGGTTGACCAGCTGGGCGAAGTCGGTCGGGTCGTGCACGACCACCTCGCCGCGCTGGCGCAGCGGCGCGTCCAGGTGCTCCTCCAGGGAGTGCACGACCAAGCGCTCGTCCTGGCGCAGCCGCTCGACCACGACCGGCGCGTTCGGGTCGACGTTGGCCGGCTCGATTTCGACCTTGCGGGTGTGCTCGTCGAGCTGGCCCAGGTAGTCCGCGGGCACGGTGACGGCCGCGGGCAGCTCGGTGGTGGTGTCGCTCATCGGGTGGTGGACTCCTGTCCGAACAGGCTGGTCTGGCGGGGGTCGGAGCGGTGCAGGCCGCCGTCGTCGTCGACGAAGAAGATCGACGTCTTGGGGTCGAACGCGGGGGTCTTGGCGACCACGGCGCCGCTGATGACCACGCGCTCGCCGTCGCTGCCCTTGTCCGGCTTGATGTCGAACTTCAGGGTGAGCGAGCCGCCCTTGCCGGTGGTGCGGACGGCCTTGATCAGGTCGCTCAGCTTGTCGCTGGCGGTCTCGTGGACGCGGCCCTTGTCGATCTGGACGAGCAGCGCCGCGAACTCCTGCTGCGGCGCCTCGTCGTTGTTCGTGCTGGTCACTCGCTGTCCTCTCCGGACTGGTGGTGGGTGATGTGGACGGTCGTGCGGGACTGCTGTGCCAAGGCGGCCTGGAAGTGCGCGGCAGCCAGGGCGGCGCGAGCGGAGGCCCACTCGGGGGCGGGCTCCTCGTCCGCCTTGGCGAGCTGCAGCTCGCCCTGCCGGATGTGCCAGGCCGGGTTCCGGCGGTACCGGCCGGGGACCCGGTCCAGGGCCTCGGCGCGCTCCAAGGCGTCCGCGACGATCTCGCGCAACTGCGTGCTGGTCAGCGCGATGGCGGGCGAGGAGACGTGCAGCACCACGGCGGTCTCACCGGGTGAGCCGCCGCCGGCGAGAGTTAGCTCGACCTCGCTGCCGTGGGCGTCCTTCCACGAGCGGGCCGGGATGGCACCGGGCTGCTCGGTGCGGGCGCTCATCGCAGGTCCTTGCGAGGCAACACCACGCGCGGTTTGCCGAGACTGCGCGGCGGTGCGCCGGCGACGGCGGTCCACTGGCCCAGGTCCGGCGCGGGCAGTTCCGCGCCCATCGCGGTCGCGGCGGCCAGGGCCAGCGTCGCGTGCACCTGGGCGGCGACCAGCAGCGCCGACGGCGGCTCATCGAGAGGGATGCTGACGTAGGCTTTCTCGGCCGTGTTGGCGTCGGCGGAGGCCAGCAGCTTTTCGGCCTCGCGGTAGTGCTCGGGTCCGGTGGCCATCACGCACCACCCGCCAGCTCGGCCAGCAGCCTGTCGCACGTGGACAACCGGCGGCGGTCCTCGCGGTCCTGGTCCTGGGTGTAGGGGAGGGCACGGAGGAGCAGCGCGCGGATCTCCTGCAGCTCCGGGACGAGGCGCTCGGCGGTCGCCCAGTCGTCCAGCACCAGCGGCGTGCCCTCGCCGTACACCAGGTCGCCGGCGTAGCTCGCGACCTGGTGGATGCGCAGGTGCGCGCGGCGGTCGTAGAACGCCGCCTTGTAGAACACGGCGGCGCGGCGTCGGCCGTGCTGGTCCACGATGTACGACCACATCGTGTGGTCGCTGGTCTGCCGGCTCCAGCCCTGCGGCAGGGTCGCGGTCCGGAACAGCGGGTCCGCGGGGTCCGGCTCGCCCGGCTCGATGCCCAGCGCGCGCAGGTCCTCCTCGGTGCCGCCGATCAGCTCCGCCGGGATGAGGGTCGACGCGACGAGCTGCCGCTGCCCCTCCGCCTCCATCTCCCGCACGAACCGGCCGCCGTCGCCCGACAGGATGCGGGCGTAGGCGTGCGGGTCCTCCGCCATGGTGCAGCTGGTGTCCTCGATCTCCGCCACGTCACGCACCACCCTCGGTGCCGGTGTCGGCGGCCTCGGTCATCTCCACCAGGAGCTGGTCCAGCGCCCTGGCCGGCTCGGGTGCCGCGCAGATCCGCTCCAGCAGGTCGATGACCGTGGTGGCCTCGGCGCGGGTGAGGTCATTGGAGGACACCAGCCGGTGCCCGATCAGCGTGCCCAGCACGTCCAGCCGGGCCTCCCGGGAGGTGACCTGCAGGCTCGACAGCTGCGCGGCCAGCCGGTTGACCTGCTGCCGGGTTGCGGCGAGCGCCGATCCGGTGGGCCGGGTGTCCGCCGCGGGCTGCTGTCGGGCGGGCGGCTCCTCGGGCGCGGGCGGCTCGTCGACGGGCGGCGGCACGTCCTCGGTCACCGGCGCGGGCGGCGCGGCGGGCGCGGGCTCCTCGATGGGCGCGGCGGGCTGCTGTGCCACCGGCGCGGCCGGGGTCGGCGCGGCGGGCTGTTCCGGGGCAGCCACGGGGACGGGTGCCGGGGTGTTGGGCGCGGCCTGCTGGACGGCCGGGGCGGGCGTGGTGGCGCCGGTGACTTCGGCCCTGGTCGCCCGCAGTGGGAAGGCTTCGTCCACCCGCAGGTCACCGCGCTTGATGGACTCGGCGGTGATCGTGAGCTGGGCGAGGTCCCACGCGGTCCACTCGCCCGCGGGCTTGCCCACGTGGGCTTCGGCGCGGACGCGGTCGACGTTGAACCCGTTCTCCAGGCCGCGCAGCACCTTCGCGACGCGCTGCGCGAGGGTGAGCCCGTCACCGGGGTTCTCCAGGGTGTGGCGGCAGCGCTCCTCGGCCTCCTCCACGAACCACCCGGGCAGCACCCGGCGCAGTGCCTCGCGCAGCCGGCGCGCGGCGTTGTTCGTGTTGGCCTCGTAGACGTCGCGCCGGTCGACCAGGCGCTCGGCGACCTTCGTGCCGTCGACGTTCTTGTCCCGCACGTGCTGGACGATGGTGGTCTGCGAGGAGCGGGTGTTGCCCTCCAGGTCCCAGGCGTAGGCCAGCATCTCCGACTCGCCCACCGTGTGGTCGATGGACAGCTCGTGGATGCCGAACGCCACGTTGCCCCAGATCCGGGCCAGCTCCTGGAGCAGCTTCACGGTCGGGCCGGTGACGACCTCACCGCCGCGCCGGTACCGGTAGAACGCGATCTTCGCCAGGGACGGGCGGGCGCAAGCCTCCTGCATCGTGCGGATGGCGCGCTGCTCGTCGCGGGGGAACTGGCGGGCCATGATCGCGGCGGCCTGGACCTCCGCAACGGCGCGGGACTGCTCGATCGTGGTGCCCTGGCTGATGCGCGGGGCCACGGGGACTGCGGGTGGTGCGAGGTCGAGCGTGGTGCTCACCAGGTCATCCTTTCGGTGGTGCGTGCCCACGGCGGCAGGTCGACGAGTCCGATCTCGTCGGCGCTGTAGCCGGGCCAGTGGGCGGCGGCGGTGCACTCGGCGTAGATCGCGAGTGCCTGTCGGGACAGGTCGTGGCCGGTCCGGAGCGCCAGGGCGCCCAGCTCCACGACGTGGATTAGGTGGGGTGCTTTCCGCTCCTGGAAGACGAACAGGAACAGCACCTGCTCGGCGAGGCCGAGGGCTTGGGCCGCCTCGGAGTACCAGGCGGCTTGGAGGTGGTAGCGGTAGCGCTCGACGGCCTTGGAGACGGCGTCGCGGTCGGCGCTGTCGCAGGTCTTGTAATCGGGGATGATCAGCCGTCCCCGGCTGCTGATCCGGTGGGGCAGCCAGTCCAGGCGGGCGCGCCGCCACACCCCGGTGTCGTCGTCGATCCAGAACAGGGACTGCTCGGCCGCGCCCGCGCCGGGCTCGAACAGGCGACCGGCGACCGGGTGCCGGCGGATCGCGTCCGCCATGCCCAGCACCTCGGCGTGCTCGTGCGCGAGGACCGGCACGTGCCCGGCCTCGTAGGCGGCGGCTCGTGCGGCCCTGGCCTTCGCGGTGCGCCAGTCCGGCGCGTCGACCACGGCCAGTTCCGGGCCGGTGCCCAGCACGAGCTTGTGGGCGGCCTTGCCGAAGTCGAACACGGCCCGCGGGGGCTCCGGGTTCCGGCGCCGCCAGTGGTAGAGCGCGGGCGGGTTCGGCGGCAGCAGCAGCTTCGCGCCGGACGAGGACAGCGAGCCGTCCGGCACCGGGTCGCCGTGGTACTGCTCGTCGGTCAGGTCCGGGTACACCCCGGGGCGGGTGATCACGACCCGCTCGGCCACGGCGGTCACCAGCGCACCACCTGGGGGAGGGGGACCGCGGTCGCGATCCCCGTGCCGGGCACGGTGGTCGTGAGGGTGGGCGGGGCCGGGCGCGCCGGACCGGTGGTGCTGCCCACCGCCACGAGGGCGGCGAGCAGCACCAGGGCGGCGAGCACGTGCGCCAGGCGGCGCGCGGCGCGGTGGGTCACCAGCCGCCCCCGGACTGCGCGTCGAGATGCCGCTGCAGCTCCACGTCCTCGGCGATCTCGGCAAGCCGGGGCGCGAGGTCGGGCGGCGGCGGGTCGAGCCGGGTCACGATCTCGCGGACGGCGGCGAGCGCCTGGTCCACAGTGGTCTCCGGGGTCATCGACCCTCCTCGGTCGTGCCCATGAGGCGGGCAAGGGAGCGGACGTCAGGGTCGTCGTCGGTGGTGGAGTGCACGCCGTGCGTGCGGCACCCGGCGTTGACCGCCTGCCGGCCGTCCTGGTCGGGCGGCGGGCACGGGCAGGCGCGCGGGTTGGCGCGGTACCAGTCGACGGCGGCGCTGACCGCGCCGGCGTGCGCCGCCCGGTCGCCCGACTCGTGGTGCTGCCAGATCGCGCGCTGCAGCGCCTGCGGCAGCCGGGACCAGCAGGAGCGGCACGCCAGCCGGTGACGCGGCACGTGGGCGCCGCAGCCGCCGGGGCAGGTGTGCGAGGTGGGCAGGCTGCGGTGGTTCACGCGCCACCTCGCAAGGACCGGGCCTTTTCCCGCTCGCGGTACGCCTCGATCTTGTCCGAGTCGTAGACGACCCGGCCGCCGAGCCGGTAGGACTCGGGTCCCTTCTGCCGGTACCGCCAGGTGCGCAGCGTCGACGGCTGCACCCCCAGCTCGATCGCGGCCTCGTCGGTGGACAGCCGCCGCACCGTGGCGGTGGTCTTCCTAGGCATCGGGCACCTCCTGGGTGCTCAGGTAGTAGGGGCGGACCATCGCCGGGGGCACGTCCTCGGGCGCGATCCACACGGGAGCCGGGCTGAACCGCTCGGTCGGTGCGGTTCGTCGGGCGCGGTCGGCGCGGTGCGCGGCGTTGATCGCGGCCAGCTCCTCGGGCCAGCCGGTCAGGTCGTCGGCCGCGCCGAGCGCGTGCCGGGGCTGATGGGTGGCGCGGGGCACCAGGAGCCGGACCACACCGCCCAGCACCAGCAGCGCGCACGCGCCCAGCAGCGCGATCAGCAGCGCGGCGGTCACCGGGTCACCGCCGGGTACTCGTCGTGCAGCACGCCGTCCAGCTCCCGGCCCGCGCGCTTCTTGCCCCAGCGGCGGATCGGCGCGTGGTAGCGCTCGTCCACGGAGTCGGCGCGCTCCAGCGACCACGGCTTGTGGTTGGGCCTGTAGGTCTCCCAGCCGTGCTCGTGGGCCCACACCGCGTAGGCGTGGGTGGCGCCGCGCGCCTCCGCGTCCCGCTTCGCGGCGGCCAGCTCGTCGTCGGTGCCGCGCCAGCCGACGGCCGGGTCGCACACCCGCACCGCCCACGGCGCGGGTCCCCAATCGCCCCACTGCTTGAAGAGCAACGGCACACCCGCGCGGGCGCAGGCGTCCCGGATGTCGCGGGCCCACTGCGGGTGCATCGGCCGCGCGCCCGGACCGGACTCGCCCCCGACCACAACCCAGTCAAGCGGGAACCGGCAGCGGTCGTCGTGGTGGTGGTGACGCCCGGTCGGGCACTCCGCGGTACCCCGCCCCAGGTGAGCGCCCCGGCAGCCGTACTGGCCGTCCAGACCTCGGACCGCGCGGAGGTCGATCGGCCCCAGCAGCGGTTCGGCGCTGATCCAGCGCACGGCGGCCGGGGTGTCCAGCAGGTCCGGGATGCGCTGGTCCGCGGTCTTCTGGTCCTCGGTGGACACGCCCACCCACACGTTCGGCAGCGGGGGCAGCACGTCGTCTGCGCGCTCCGGGGTCGCCAGCCACGCGTCGACCCGCGCGATGTCCGGCAGGGGCATCGGGGCCTCGATGTGGTCCACCACCCATGACACCGCCCGGCGCACCAGGCCGGTCCAGCGTGGACCGGTGAGCAGCCCCCGCATCCGCGCGGGCCGCTTGGTCAGCACCTGGTAGGTGTGGCGCGGCGTCAGGGCCATGACAACCCACAGCCGCGCGATCAGCTCGTTCGGCACGGTCGCGTGGAACAGGTCGGCCAGCGAGTTGACGAACACCCGGCGCGGCCGGGTCCAGCGCAGCGGCTGCGCCAGGCGCTCGGGGTGCAGCAGGACGCCGGTGGTCGCGCCGATGCCGTCGCCGTCGAACTTCCGGCCGGCCTGGTAGAACGGCGGCGTGCGCTCGATGTAGCAGCGCCGGCAGCCCTCGGACACCCGCGTGCACCCGGTGACGATGTTGAGCGTCGCGTCCGTCCACTCGATACGGGACTGGTCACCCACGGCCGTCACCACCCTCGGCGCGCACCGCCGCGATGCGGCGGTGGCCGTAGGTGTTGAACGAGCCGTCGGCGTGCGCGAACACCGGGAACATGCCCACGGCGTCGGTGCCGTCGGCCCAGAACTGGTCGAAGCTCAGGTCGACGTCACCGGTCGTGTCGGGCTCGAACACGAACCCGACGAGCTGTGCCGGCTTGCCGCGCCAGAAGTCCTGGCGGCCGACCATGCCGTCCTTCGTGATGAACCACGGGTAGGGCAGCACGTCGCCGGACTCCTCCGGCTGGATCTCCAGGATCTCGTCAGCCACGGTGCGCACCGCCTTCGGCGCGGATCCGGGAGCCGGGGGAGGGCGCGGCGTCCGCTACGGCGATGCGCTTGCGCAGCTCGGTCACCAACGCCGTGCGGGTCAGCCCGTCCGGGCAGCCGGCGATCCCCAGCAGCTCGGCCAGCTCGCGCACCGTGGCGCGCAGCTCGGCCAACTCGGTGGCCTGCGGCGAGTGCGTGACCGGCAGGACACCGTGCTGGTAGGCCAGAGCCACCAGCTGAGTCCGGCCCGTGGTGTCCCACGCGATGTTCATCCGCCGCAGGTGGCTCTTCACCGTCTGCGCGGCCAGCCCCAGCCGGGTACCGATTTCGCGGTCGGTAAACCCGTAGGCCAGCAGCTTTAGCACCTGCATGTGCCGTTCGGTCAGCGGCGGCAGCGTCGTCTCAGCCACGGGCCACCGCCTGGGCGACGACCACGGCCACCGGCAGCGCCACGAACACGATCACGACGAGGACCCGCTCGGCCGCCTCGGCGACGACCACCACGCGGTCGGGGATGGTCCTCACTGGACGATCACCGCCTCGGTGACGGTCGCGGTGGCCTCGATCTCGATCTGGCCGGGCCGCTCGGGCGCGGGCTCGCAGCCCGACACCGCGACGGCGGCCAGCGACGCGGCGGCGGCCAGCGCCAAGCGCACCTGGTGCCCGTTCATCGCGACACCGCCTGCACCAGCTCGCGGTAGCGGGCGGCCTCGCGCACCACGTCCTCGTACAGGTCCACGTGGCCGCAGGGGTTGTCCCAGACGTCCACGAAGTAGGTCGTGCCGTCCTCGTGCTGGCGCAGGGTGCGGGCCTCGCCGCGCGGGCCGCCGCACCGCGGGCACACGGCCGGGATCGTCACGGTGGTCACGACCGGCGAGGTAGGCCCGGAGCCCCACGGGGTCTCAGCGGCCTGGTTGCGGACGCGGACCGTCATCGATGTGGTGAGCCGGACGGCCTGGCGCACGGCCTCGAAGCCGGCCGCGAGCACGGTCGGGATGCGCACCCCGGCGGCGGTCAGCCCGTCGTAGACGCCGGCCAGGTCACCGAGGGCGGTGCGGACGGCGGGGGAGGTGACGCCGGCGCGGAGCTGGTCCGCGAGGGTGGGCGCGGCCGGCTGGCCGGTCGGTGGTCGGGTTACCTTGGTGATGGGCATGGAGTTCTCGTCTCCTGTTCATGGGCCGTTCGTCCGCTCCCGGCGGCATCCGGGGGTGAGGCGGGCGGCCCTTCCGGTTTTCGGGGGTCAGGCGGCGTCGACCGCGAGCAGCGCTCGGCGCTGGTGCGGCGGGTAGCCGAGGGCGTCGCAGATGCGGGCGAACACGGCCGGGCTGACGCGGCGGCGGTCGCCGCGCTCAATCTGGCTCAGGTACTGGAAGGTGATCCCGACCCGGCTGGCGAAGCTGCTCAGGCTGTCGCCGAGAAGCTGGCGCTCCGTGCGGAGACGACTGCCGTTGATCGCCACACCGCTGGGGAGGGGGTTGTTGGGTGGGCGGGATTCCATGCCTCAGAACCCTACAAAGTTCAGCTAAGTTCCGCAACTGCCTGCCACTGAAGCCCGCAACCCGTAGTCATGCGGTGTCTGTGTGTGAGTGATTCCGCTACATTCAGCTGGGTTCCACTCGGGGATGGTGCGGAAGATGGCCGAAGACGAACGGCAGTGGCGACGACACCTCGCGGCGCTGATCAAAGAGCACCGCGAGGCGCTCCGACTCAGCGTCAGCAAGGCGGCAGCGAAGGCAGGGATCGACCGCGGCACCTGGACGGCAGCCGAGGACGGCACGCGCAACACCCGCGATGTGCACCTGGCCGCGATCGAGGCCGGGCTCGGCCTGCCCGTCGGCACGCTGCGCGAGGAAGCCGCGCGTCGAACGCGGCACTCGACGCCCGTCGACGAGCGGACGCGCGAGGCGGCACGAGGCGCGGGCCTGTCGGACCGGGAGGTGACCTGGATCCTCGCCGCCACTCCCCGGCAGCTCGTCGCCCGCTATCTGGACCGTGCCGAGGACCCCGCGTATGGACCCGATCGGGCGCAGGGATGGCTCGTTCGGGCGATCGGCACTCGGGAGAACTACCTCAGGGGCGTCCCCCGAGAGGATGAAGGAGGTAACGAGCAAGCCGCCGAACGGGTGGGATGACGACCACAGAACGTTCTCCGCAAACCTGCGGAGCGCGATCAGCCGTGAACGACCAGTAACAATCGTGGTCCGTTTGAGTGGTCAACAATATTCCAGCTAACAACGCCTCGGTTTGCGTCGACGTGAAGATCGCGAGGCCGCACAGATGCGGCGAGCGATCTCCCGAGAGAAGACGACCTTGACCGAAAAATGGGGAACGACGATCGCGTTGGTGGCGATCGGAGTGGGACTGATCATTACCCTGGGCGTGCTGGCCGGTGTCGTGGCCCAGAACTACCCGGGGCTGCTGATCGCGATGTTGTGGACGGCGGCGCTGGCCGGTGTCGCGTTTGTGGGCCACCTGCTGCACAGCTTGTTGGTGAACCGGAAGCTCTTCCGGTACCTGGAGCAGGTGATGCGCGACTGCGACTGCTACGACGGCGTGCCGGTAAGACCGCTCCGTGGCGTCAAGTGATTTACCGCGCCCTCCTGGCAAACATCCGCAAACATCTGCAAACGATTTAGGTAAGCCAAACCTCGCCGTGGTGAGGGCTATTTCGTGCTGCCCTCACCACGGCCTTAGCCGGAGACCCGAACATGTCCATTAGAGATCGCTGGTGCACCACCCGCGCCTGTCGACGCACCACGCGCCGACCGGCCCACCGTCCCCCGGCCCCGAAGGTCGACGAGCACCAGGCGCAGACGGACCGCCGAGCGCTTCACGCACGCGCCGCCAGGTGGGCGTGATGGCGCCCCAGGACCTCTGGTACCTCAAGAAGCGCGGGCCCAACGACGAGCGGATCAAGTCCAAGCGGTACGGCCGTGGCCGGCGCTGGCGGGTCAACTACACCGACCCGCGCACCGGTGAGGAGCGGCACCCCGCATTCGACACCAAGGTGGAGGCGGAGCAGTTCGAGAACAACATCAAGGCCGACATCTCCCAGGGGCGCTACGTCGACCCCAGGGCGGGGCAGATGACCGTGCGCCAGTACGGCGAGCAGTGGCTGAAGACGCGGGTCGACGTCGATCCCACCACCTACGCCCACATGGAGCGCGGGCTGCGGTTGCACGTGTACCCGCTCCTCGGGCACGAGCAGCTGGGGAACGTCTTCAACTCCCACATCCGCGGATGGGTCGCGGACCGGTCGAAGAGCCTCGCCCCGGTGTCGCTGACCGTCCTGTTCAACACCGTGGTCGGGCCGCTGTTCAAGGCCGCGGTGCTGGACCGCAGGATCGGGTCCTCGCCGTGCGTGGCGATCAAGCTGCCCTCCATCCCGCCGCGGTCCTATCACATCCCCACCGTCGACAAGGTGCACGCACTGGCCCGTGCCCTGCTGCCGCGGTTTCGGGCCGTGCCGTGGATCGCGGCGGGCGCCGGGCTCCGGCCCAGCGAGATCATGGGCCTGGAGAAGAACGGCGTGGCGTTCCTCAACCGCGAGATCGACGTTGCCCAGCAGCTCAAGTACGTCACGGGACGTGGGCTCTACCTCGGACCCACGAAAACCAGGGTGTCCCGCACGGTCGACCTGCCGACCATCGTGGCCGAGGCCATCGCCGAGCAGCTGCGCGTCGCGCCGCCTTCCGCGTGGGAGATGAAGGACGAGACCAACCCCAGAGAGGTCCGCACGCGGCCCGTGGAGCTTGTGGTCACGATGCCCAGTGGCCGGCCGGTCTATCCGGCGGACTGGTCGGACATGTGGCGAGACGCGGTGGTAGCGGCGGGTCTGCCGAAGGGGTTCCGGCTTCACGACCTCAGGCACTTCTACGCGACGAGCCTGATCCACAACGGCGCGTCGGTGGAGACGGTACGGAAGGCTTTGGGGCACGCGACGCTGAAGACGACGTTCCAGACCTACGTGCACGAGTGGCCGGACCTGAAGGACACGCCCAAGAAGATCATGGACCAGGTCTTCGCGGCGGCAAGTTGA